CTTTTTGTTTCTTAATTGCGGCTTTTAACTCAGTTTTATTGATTGAAGTTGGGTTTGGTTTTACCACTTTCTTTTTTACTACCTTCTTTTTTACTACCTTCTTTTTTACTACCTTCTTTTTTACTACCTTCTTTTTTACTACAATTGGGCTAGCCTTTTTCTTAATAATCACAGATTTAGGTGGTATCGGAGGTGGGTTGGTAATTAAATATTTACCCTCACGATGGTCTGATACTTTTTTCTTTTCGTTTGCTGTAATTGATTTTGTTAGTACAGATGAAATGTAACAATACGGGTCATCAGGATCATCTAATTCCATTGTATGGTATATACACCCAATCCTACCAGTCGATTTTATAGAATATTGTGCATTCTTAGTTACCTTTTCAAAGGTTAATGCTGATATAAATCCACAATCACGCTCACCGTACCATTTGAATACAATGGGTGTACCAACTTTGAATTGGTGTTTCTTTTTGTGTCTTTTACCTTTATTTACATTCTTTACATTTGGTAGTCTATACATACTATACGTTTAAGTAAGTTTTAATACTCTCTGCAGTTGGGAATTTATCAGTACCATACTGAATCAACTCTCCGGTGAACTCTCCCGCTCCATTAGCAGTTCTATCATCAATTAAGTAATCACCTATGTTTAAATGTTTGTTATGTGATAATATCAATCGTTTGTATCCATATAGTGGGAGGTGTTTTTGAACCCATGCTACTTTATCAGAAGCTGCGGTTGGATTATCCCAAGGAGAAGTAGATAGAATATACACATCATATCTCACATCTTCTGCCATCTGATTGTATAAATCAATCATTTCTGGAATCGGTTTCATCGTAGAGAAGATGCTTGGAACATTATCCAACTCATCATCATACTCAGCTTTAGTTCCATCTGATAGTTGGTTAATACCACTCTCAAAATTCACAAGCGTATTATCCATATCGAAGTAAACTATTTTCTTTTTAATTTGTTCTGTCATATCGGTCTCTTTTACTAATGTAAATATACGAAATATATTTGGATTAGCCTAATTTTAATGTTATTAAATTGTTATTAATTTCAATGCTTTACTAATGTTATTATCAGTTGCTCCCCAACTCTTAACTTGCTTAATTGCTTTCTCAACACTAAGCTTTCCGAAGGTGTATCTCTCTGTGGTAGTGATATCGATTAACATTCTAGCAACATCAGGTAGAGAACAGAACTGAGCTTTATTAACCACAGATAGGAACTTAGTACCCGCTTTGATTGTTGTTTTGTTATCAGTTGATACATCAGATGAACTCATTTCATACATATCTTCCATACTGTTGAAGTATCCGTAAACGAATGGAGAACCGAATGATTGAACATCATTAATGATTTCTTCATCAACTGATTGTCCGATTTCATCTGAAATGTAAATATCAGTTGAACATCCCATTGAGAAACTTCGGGACTTAGCCGATACTGTTACCTGAGGATAAACCTTCTTTACATACTGTTTGATTACACTAGCCGAAGCAACCTGATTCATATCAATGTGTGGTGTTGGGAGTGAGTTACCATTCCAATCGGTTCTTTTTAAGAATTTGATTGGTAATTCAAACATCATTCCTTTGTATTCGAAGTTAAATTTCTTTGGATTTTTCATAATTTATATTTTTTAATTCTTAATGGATGGTGGTTTCTCCCCCATCTCAACTACACTACTAATATACGAACTTTTGCCGAGATGACCTAATTTCTAATGTTAACAAATTGTTAAGGTTTCATTTAGTAAAATGTTGATAATAATAACTGTGTATCAGCCTCAGTTGCCACTCTGAATGAGTTCATATCAGGAACACAATTCTTTGAACCTTTATACTCCTTAATAGCCATCTTAATTGATTCCTCTTTCGTTTTAGCGTAGTTACTATTCCAACCACCACCAATGAATCCGAAGTTCCATGCCTTCACTTTACTGATGTAATCAAGTAGTACTACTTTCTCATCTATAATAGGAATTAACGATTCATGCCCATCTCCATTCTTAACTACTTTTTTTAGAGCCTTAACTTGTCTCTTTAATAATTGAACTGAATCTTTGTACGATACTTTTGTTTCAAATGCTTTCATATTTTATTGTTTATTATTTAATTGTTAATGGACTCAACTCCGTCCCTTTCTTATTACATAATAAAGATACGACAATTATTTGGATTTTCCAAGGGATTTGTACTTTATTTTGAAAAGTTATTAACAATTTTATGTTGATAACTGTTATAGACGTAAAAATGGGGAACTTAATTAAAAGCCCCCCATATATAAAATTTATTAAGTGTTATCTAGCTTTTTAAATCTTTAGCTAAATCTGTAGTTTTAGGAGCGTTCTTCTCAATCCAACTGAATAGAGTTTTCTTCCATACACCCTCTGGAGTTATACCACCACCCTGTTTCTTAACAGAAAGTGATAAGAAATCAGCTACAAACTTAACTTTTTCAAGCTTTCGTTTTGTTACAGTCTTACCGTTATCATCTTTACTCTGAGTTGTTATAGTTTGTGTTCGTACTACATCACTACGTTTATCAATACCACCATCTTTTTTAGCTTTTTTGTTAGCCGAGCCATCTTTATTGTAAAATATTGTATTTTCTCTATTATTCAATATAACATCGATTCTACCATTTACTCCCTTTGGTAATGCCTTAGTTAACATTTGCCATAAAGTCTGTGATGCACCCTCATGTGTTGATAACATAGTATCATCTGGAACCATACGGTCACGTGTTGCGTTATTATTAACTGCTATACTGTAATTAGTTAATACCCAAATTAAGTGAATGTTCTTAGAATCGTATCCAGCCTTTAGTAATGGTTTTAACACATCCGTAATTGATGCTACTTTTTTAGCTGTAATATCAAATAGTAAATTAGGTAGTACTTCTTTATTAGTTTTACCCATTAACATATTAGTTACCCACTTATCCTTTAATCCCATTGCATCTACAATAAAATGAAGTGCTGATACGTTGTTTGGATTTTTTAGATTTGATGCTAATTGAGCTAATGTTAATTTTCTATCCTTAACGTATGTATCAACATGCGCTAGTTCCTTTTCTTTTAGATTCTTTGAGTATTTTTTATACCATTTTTCGATAGAAAGTTTTCCCAATTTATCTAAATTACCTACGGCCGTTTTCATCTCATCTACATCTCTCACTTTGAACCCAGCAGCGTCTATAAAACTATCAACTGCGAATCCTTTACCACTACCAGCACCACCTGCCATAAATACAACCTGACCGTATGCTGCTCTGTTACTGAATGTGATTAGTTTTTCTTCTAATTTCCCCTCAGTCACTACTGATTCATTAGCCATATTATACTCTACATCTTCAATAAAGTCATCTTCTGTAAAATCACCATAATCAGCAAAGAATTGCTTTGAATTCTTTTTTACCATTTGTTCTAATGATTTCACATAACTCTTAGCATAACTCATTGGAACTTTAGCTTTTTTAATTGCCTTACCAATAACCCCTACGATACTATTCCAATCAGAACCTTCATTAACCGATTCAGAGAATGCTTCGATATCCCATTGAATTCGTTGCATCGTATCTTCACCTCTAAATTCCTTCTTAGCCCAATCGATAAGTCCCGGTTCGTTCTTAGCATTCTGTGCCATATCATAAGCGTTGTTTGCTCCACCATTTGATGCAACATCCCTTAACCACTTATCGTACATACGTTTGTTGTACTTAACTACTTTATATTTATTCCAATTTGGATTAAGTTTTCTAACTACTTTAGGTTTCTTATCAATACCTGGATTTGATTTTACTATCTTATCAAGTTTGAATGTTGTTTTATTTTGTCTACTATCTTTTACATCAACAAATCCATCAGTATCTACATTTAATATAGTATAATCTTTATTGTTAATCTTAGCAGGTAACCCTCTCATAAAATCGTACTTACCTTCGTTAACTACAGATTCATTAGTAGCCTGAGTGTATATATCAGTTAACCATTCTAAACTTGCCTTATTACGGTCTAATGTTTTGAATTCCTTATATGCATCTTTAGCGAATTCTTTGAAATCTTTAGCATCCTGAGCCATTATATCCAAATCACTCATTGCACCTTCGTTAACTACTGATTCACTAATCGACTGTTTATATAAATCATCTAACCATATAATAGTTTCTCTATTCTTTGGTAAGTTTTTATATTCTTTATAAACATCTTTAAGGAATGATTTTAAATCTTTAGCTTCTTGAGCCATCAAATCTAAATCACTCATTGCTGATTCTGTTATATTAGTTGTACCAGATTCACTTAATTGTGATTTAATTTCTGATTGTATGTGTTGTTTTAAATTCATTATTTTCCTTTATTATATGGTACTTTCTTATTTAACCATTCCTGCTTCCCAGCACAACCACAGTCGGCTTTACCTAATCCCTTTGCAATCTGTGTTGCTAGTTTATCTAAGCGAGTGATTGATGTAATCTTTGCTACAGTATCCCCTAACCCTTTTGATTTTGTCATATTATTTATCCATTCTTAAATTTAAACCAGCTGATTTCATTTCTTTGAACATCTCTACCATTAATTCAGAATCATCTGATTCTTTAATACAACACTCACCATTACTATGAACTATCGATGCTATCGATTGCCCTTGCATAACTGGGTAATTACAGTATTTCTGAATTGTTGTTACAACGTATTCAAATGAGTTTTCATCATCATTTAGTATAAATAGTTTCATATTTTATATTTCAGTTCAAAGTCAGTTATAGTCTTAACCAAATTATCAATATCACATACTGATGCTTCTATTGATTGATTCGTTTCACTAAGAACATATACTAACCATCCTTTAACGCTTTTCACTTCCGGTGATAATGCTTTCACTAATATTTTCATTTTTATTCTCCAATTCGTTTACGAGCTTATGAAGATGTGCACACTTTTCGTAGTGTTCAATATCGGTAAAATAATCTAATAGTAGATTAAGTAACTGATTTTTCATCTTTTCTTTAAACTCTGAACTCCATGCAAAATCCTCTTTCATAAGAATTTCATATGCGTTCTCCATTACTTTCTTTTCGTAATTCATTTGGTAATAAATATGGTTTTAAATTTAGTGAACTATCTTATTTACATATTTTTGAATATCTTCTTCAATATGTTCCTTAACTAAGTGGGTTTTTATCTCCACATTCGGGTATTTACTCTTTAATCTATCAACTGCATCGATGTTTTTCTTAGAATCATCCATAAATGCTATAGAGGTGTATCCCTTCTTTATATGCTTCTCAATCCAGTCGGATTTATCTTTAGGGTTATTACTACCCAATGCAACTACATACACATCCATACCGAACGTATCCTTTAGATATTTTCTTACTGGAAATGCTAACTTACGAGCCGTTAATATAGTTACTTTCTTTTGTGGATTCTTTAACATCCTCTGAAGTAAATCGAAATTACGTTTTATAATCTGTGGATTCTTTAATAACCTATTGAAATCTCTGAAATCGTAACTATCTCCGGACTTCTCTTTATACACTGCGTATTCAGATGGGTCTAACTTAGTTTGCTTACCATCCTTATGATTAACATAAATATATGATGTGGATGTAGCTAATGTATCATCCCAATCAAATACACGAAGAGTTTTACCTTCGTTTAACATTCTCTCCTCATCTTTGAATACTTCTGATATAAATTGTGTTTTCTTCATATTATTTTAATTTAGGTAGTCCACCAATTTTAGGTATCCTAACTTTCCATTTACTATATATTTGCTTTCTGTTCTTAGCATTAATAATACCATCATCTACTAATGAATCTAAATAATCATCAACCACACGTTGGTATGGTAGTTTCATCGTTTTTGCTTTAGAGTATAATCCATGTATATTAGCATCCACTTCCTTTGGTAGTAAAAAATACTTATAATACATCGATGGGTCACCTTTAATCTTTACCCTCATTGCCAAATCACCCCTCATTGCTTTGGATGGTTTTAGTGATGATGATTTGTTACCATGTGTTATGTGCTCTATCTCATGTCTAACCAAATCCCTAAGAACTGGTTGAATCTTTGAGAATATCTTAGTACCATCTAATGGATGTATTGCAATCTGAACCTCTATTGATGGGAAATCCTCATCAGCTTCAGCTGAGCCATCTATAAAAAACTTACCAGGCTTAACACCATCATCAGTTACTGCGAATTTAAGATACACATCCACCTCAACTCCAGAAGTTCCTCCGGAATACTCACCTACATCTAAGTGGTTATTTTCCGAATTCAATAAATCACCAATTTGATGTGTTGGCATCGGGTCTTTTCTTACCTCATACCCTTTGAACTTCTTTGGCTTCTCTTGCGAACCACTACCATTCATTGCAGACTTCATCTTACTGAAAATATCTTTGTTTATTTTCCCAACAAGCTTGTCATACCGACCTTCCATTAATAAATCTTTTAACTTCATAACAAATATACGTTTTTTTATTTAAATATCCAAGGATTTATCAGAACTTTTAAAATCAGATTTCCTCATTATCGTTTTAGCAATTGCTTTATTCGATTGTTTCATAAACGGTATGTTTAGATTAGTTCTATCATCCTTTGCTATTACTGAATTGTAAGTATTAAGGAATTTAACAAATACCTTTCTCTTTTTTGATAGTCGTTTAAAAAATCCAATTAATTCTGATATATTTATTGCTTTCCCATTTCTAGGGTCATTCAATCTATCAAAGAAATGCTTACCCGTAAGAACGATATCCAATGGTTTTAATTTCTTATCAGCAAAAGCATCAAGCATTTTAAGGTCATCCATTGGGATTTCATTTATTGTACTTTCATTTTTAGCATCAAATATATTAACTTTTGGTAATAATCTGAATTTCATAAATGGTTTACCGTTAATTGTGATATCACCCTTCTCATTCGTTTCGATGGATTTCACCACAATTCGTTTGTTTTTGAATTTCCCACCTAAAACAGTATCACCCACATTAATTGGGATATTAATATCTTCATTTATTGATTGAGCAACTGCGTTATATACGTCAATTGCTTTAAGTATCGGTAAGTTAATTTTGATAACTGGTACTTTTACACCATCACCCCACTTCTCAATGGCAGCTGCCCATCTATGATGTCCATCTACTATATGATTATCATTAGATATGATTAATGGTTTAAGTTTGCTTGGTGTTGTGAATTTTGCGGCGATTCCGGTTACTTTGTCTTTATAAAGTTCTTTTTGAGCTCTCTTGAGTTTACCCACCACTATATTACCTTTGGTAATCTTTACCTTAGTAGATATCAATTTAATCGCCTTACTCAAATTTTGAGTAGATACCTGTGGCATGTTCTTCCTACTAATGTTTGGCATAATGTTCCGTTTACTTTTTCTTTAATCTACTCTTTTCCTTTCGGCCTCTGTTCTTAGCTTCTGATTCGAATCCTACGATTTTACCACCTTTATGTGATGCATCTTTACCATCACCATTACCATAAGTACCTTTATCTCTATTGTACTTATTTAATTCGGCTCTGTATTTCTTAGATTTTGTAGATGATTGGAATTTCTTATATTCATCTTTGTAATCACGCTTAGCTTCTTCTTCGATATCTTCGATATCTCCACCATTAAGCATATTGCTAATTTTCTCTATCTCTTCCTTTACAATCTGCACTATCTGAGATTTATAAGTTTCACCCATTACATTCTTAGCTTTATGCTTAATGTATAAGGTTGCAAGTAATTCTGTTAATTTGTTCTTTTTCATACATTACCCTTAATAGTGAAAACAGCAGCCTGTGCTATTTTGTTTCTACGTTGCTGTTCTAATGTGAATTGTCGCATACCTTCTTTTGCATCCGAATTATATAAGGCTTTATTTGTTGGGATGTTAATCCAATCTTGCCAACTGTATTGTCGTATCATACTCATAACTATAAATATATTAATTTATTTTAAAAATTGTGGTTTTTGATAACTAATCATTATCATCTCTAATATAAGTATTAAAGTAAAGTTACTAAAACCGATTACTTATGTAAATATGATGATAGGTATCCTGAAATTCTACCTGCTTTAATTTGGAAGTGTTCCCAATCATCTTTAGATAATTTCTTCTTCCTATTAACATAATCCATACCTATACCACCTAAGAATTTTCCATCAAATGTGAATAATGGTATAATATATACAGATTTCGTTCCTACAGATGCTGCAGCTGATTTTAATCCGAATGTAGGGATTTTAGGATTATTGTAATCTGGTATGTATATACCATCCCCATTCCCTAAATGGTCAAATGTCTTTGGGTATAACGAACATGGTATATTGTTGAATGTACTAGCTATTTTAGAAACACCAGTTTTGTCCACTTCATAAAATATTGAGAACTTTTGAATTGATTTACCGGTTGGGTAGAAACTACCACCATTATGGAATTGAGCAATCCACACTCTATCACTTTTGAATTCTTCACGAATATCTTCCAATTCATTATCAATGGTTGATATATCTAGTAACGACTCTCTTACCTTATCACGCTTATTATCGTTTCGTTTTAGTATGACTTTGTTTACTATTAAGTATAACACAGGACCAACTACGCCTGTTAAAAATGCTCCAATTAATTCCATAAAGTGTATGTGTTTCATCTGATTAATAGATTGTTAGAATTTAGAAGCTATCTTCAGCTCATCTATTGTGGTTTGTAATTCTGTTAATGTGACTGGACATGTTAAATCTAATCCAGCTTTGTATGATTCTTCTAATACACCATTTCTAAATACTAATAACGTTGGTGCCATTCGTATTCTATATTTCTTTTTAAGTTCCGGAGCTGATGCTATATCACATCTGTAATAGTGGGTAATTCCTTTCAACTTTTCCCAATCTTTAAATGCGTTAGCTTTGTTAAAATCTGCCCAAATCTCCACAATTACTATTGAAAACTCATCATCTCCAAAGTTATTAGTTTTTTCAATTGAGTTTATTACTCTTACTAAATCAACACCACGGATGTAATCTTGTGCTACTGCTACATTGGTTGTAATTATAAATAACAATAATATTATCAGATTTTTCATAACCTACCTTTTACTCATTTCGTACAACCGTTCCTCAAGCTTGTCCATCTTCTCTAAGATTACTTCGACATCTTTCTGAGTATCCATTATGGTTTGCCTAACCAACTCATCCTTTAAATCATATTCAATTCGTTCTATAACGGGAGCTGGTAATAACCTAGCCTCTTCTATATCAGCTTGTAGTGCGAACCACATACCTACTACGGTAGCTATCCCAAATATGAGAATTCCGATTGTTTTAATATCTAATGTTACTTTTGTTTGTTCACCTATCTGATTAGCCATAGTTAAAACACCTCTTATTTAAATGTGTAATTTATACCAAATGATGATTGGAATATTTCCCTATCCCATAGTTGTGCGTATTCACCTTCAGCAAACATACCAATATGCTTACCAATCTTTGTACCTAATACCAATCCAAATTGTACATCAGTCCATTGTTCAAACTCACTACCTTTCAGTAATCCACCCTTTCCCCAGTTGTTCCTATCACCATATGTAAAATCACCACCACCTAAAACGTATTGATGAAATGGTAATATAATGTTAGCGTATGCGTGAATCCAAAAGTTTTTACTATAATGATAGAAATCCGCGCCAATGATTGGGGCAACTTCACCAAACTTAGATAATTGACTATATATCTCATTATTGTAGTTATTCATTAAGGTTGGGTATATATTTTCTCTGAATTGTAAATCAGTATATGCAACTATAACCCCATCAGGATCTTGCCATATCCAATCCTGAGTTACTACACCCATATTATCAGTATAAGTTATAATTTGGTCTTGATACCCATTATCATACCCCAAGGTGTACCAAGGATTATTATAGTTACCATTTTCATCCATTTCGTTTAACCATATCTCAATTGGATTGTAACCAAATGCTTGCTTATGTGTTCTCAATATACCACCCGCTGAGAATGAGAATTTACTTCCAATTGGTAATCTAACTCTAGCTTCTACAGACTGATATGCAAAATCAATATTACCCATTTTACGAGCTTCTGCTTTAACGATGTGATATTTACCAGTATGTCGTAGGAAGAATCTGTGATTGGTGAATACATCACCACGCTGTCTTTGCTTCTCCCAATGGAATAGGTATTCAAATCCATCAATTGCAGCAGTTGGAGCGGATAGTGCTTTATTATTCTCTGCATCGGTTGCTCCTGTATAGAAATTAGCACCCTTCACTTCATAATCAAATCTAGCTAATTTTCTAATACCAAAGCCGAATCTGTAATCAAATGGGTGATATTCCGTACCATCCGTTACATCAGGTACTGAGTATAAACTACCATCAGGGTTAGTTCTAAGAAAGTATGTTTTTTCGGTTGTTTCGTATGAGTTATTAATATCACCAGCAGCATAAATAGTACCATACTTTAGGAAGTCTGTATAAACTCCCTTTAAGAATGAATCCTTCTTAGTAGTTTGAGCGTTAATACCCCATACGTTTAGTATAGTTAATATTATAATTAGTGTATGCCTCATAGTAGTAGTTATGTTAAATATATTATTGTCAATTCTATTTTTTAGCGAACTTCTCTAATCCAGCAATACCAAAACTACCTAAAGTTACAATAACGAATGAATTATAAATGAACTCTTGTACTACTAAGTCTTTTCCGAAATACCCAGTCACTAAATCAGTCAATGCGAATACAACCATTACTGCGAATGACATGAATCCAATTACGGTCTTTTCGTTGATGCTATTATCATCATTAAATATGTTTTTAAATGACATTATGTGTCTCCAAATTCGTTTTACCATATGCTAACTTCTTTTATGACTGTGTTTATGATTATAAATAGGTAGGTTTTACAGAAACTGCTGTATATTACACCAACTAATTTACTTTTTAATGTAGTAATTTATAAACTCACTAACATATCTAATAGTTCCGGCTGTGGGAACATATCCGATTTATCTTTTCTAGTGTTAGTATGTGTCCATAATCCCTTTACTTTACCGTAGTATGCATCTGTGTTAAATTCAAAAGCGTCTGCTCCAATTTCTTTAACTAATGCTGGTAATCCTGCTCTTATATCTATATTATCTCGCTCTCCGATGAATAATATTAGATTTTTTAATGATTCAATTTGTATATCAGAATATCTGTGCCAAACTGAATGTCCTCTGAATGGGGTATCTAATGTAACCATCTGTAATTCATCTGCTAAAACTCCAGCATATGTATAATATGAATTTGGATTTTTAGCTACCCAAATACCACGGTTAGTATAACCACCCTTTGTTAAATACGCAAAGTTATTTACTTCAATACCTACTGAATTTTTATGCATACTCTGAGAACCATTCTTCCCTAAATGCCATCCGTAATTTCCTTCTGGAAATGCTTGAACTACTTCCCCATCATAACTAACATCATTACCTGCCACAGATTGACCACCTAGAACGAATTCGGTTGCAACAGCACCCCGCTTATCCCTACCCCAAGAATCAATTGTTTTATATGGATTTTGTCGACCTGCTGTATGATGTATGAACACATACTCTGCTTTAATTGGTCCGTTCTTATATTCACCCTCTGGTAGAAAGTGTTTATTTATGATTAGTCCGTTTTTTGTTGTGTAACTTTGCTCCGATACATCAGTAGTAGCCATACCCATAGCATCCCAAGTGGCAGGGCCAACAATACCATCAACAGTAAGACCGTTGTAGGCTTGCCATTCTTTAAGAGATTTCTCTGTTCCTCTACCAAAGATGCCATCTGCACCCACGCCCAAGAACTTCTGTAATTCTTTAACTTCAATCCCCTTACTACCATTTTTTAATAACATAATACCTAAGTTTAAAAAGCCTGTGTTAGCCTCTTATACATAAATAGTTAATAATCTAAGTTAACGTATGATTTGGGTATAACCCAATCAGTCCCAAATGGGTCAGTTACTATAATTTCTTGCTTTTTTTCGTAATCCGATATGACTATCACCCTCTCGCCAACCGGGAGGCAACCCTTGTGGTTCGTGAAAGTCCGTATCATCCTCGTTCTTATTGTGTTTTTCATGCTTTCTGTTTATTTTTTGGGTGCCACCATACAATTCATCTAAATCATCGTAATCATCGAGATTGGAAATTTGAATTTTGCTCATCTGCTACTGTCGTATTAAATTTAATTTAGATGTCATCTGTAAGAACTCCTCAATTGAGTATTCTTTAGATTGCTCATCTTTAATTTTTACTGTATTTAATGTATCTGGATACTTTTCGATTAAACGTACTAATATCTCAAACCCTTGGTCTGTCCAAAAGTTTTTAAATGCGGATTCACCCAACACATTAGTTGAATACTGAGTCCCCTCTTCCGTATCATTTGGTAATAAAATGTAGTATATCATAGTACAAATAACTATATCAATTTAAACGAATCAATGAATTTTCGTATGTTTTTATCTTTCTGATGTTAAACTTAAAGATATCCAATTCGAATTCTCCTAATGAAAGTTCTGATGATTCTAGTATACTAGCAAACTCAGTTATTAAATTAAATGAGCTTTGGGTTAATTTGTTTGCATCAAATGTTACTGTAATATCTGCTTCGATATTATCATTTATTCTATTTGATAGAACGTACATAGTGTTCGGCTGCTCTAACTTAATATAATCATCAATTACCTCAGTTGATAAATCAACATTTATTTTACTACACCACGGTTCCAGCATATTCAGAATTACCTCATTTGAATTGGTAATATTGAATCCAAATTCATATTTTGGTGGTACGATTGGTTTCATAAACGTATCGTGCTTTACAAAATGTCCCCACTTTCTGATGAAGTTACGAGTTGAACGGATGTTCTGTGTTAACCACTCATCCGATTCAGTCCCAACAGTTGTAATAGTAGGATTAAACCTACTTCCTCTACAAGTCAAATGAAATACTGCCCCATCCCAAGTCTGAACGAACTTATACCCATTCAGTAAGAATCGATTAAAGATATCAGAATCTTCTTTTGATTGTGGTGCGTATAATGGGTCATGCCCACCGATTGATTGGAAATCTTCTTTGAATAAGAACCAAGGAGCAAATATACCTTCGGTCGTTTTACCTTTGTACTTAGTTAGATACTCATTTTTGAAATGATTTAAGAACCAACCTTCATCAAAATCAGTAGGTTCTTGTGGTGCATCTTTAATCAATGCCTTCTCTGGACCCGGTGGGTGTAAATCTGGCTCAATTCTCGTTAAAGATACAACCGTCTGTGGTTTTAAGTGTTCTATCACAGATTCTAATGAACCTGGACACAAATACATATCAGCATGGTATATACCAACTATTATAGTCGGTGCTACTTCATTAACTAATTTATCATATAAGATAGTATGCCCCAATCGAGTTGGTCCTTCATTACGAATTGCATGAAAGTTCTTATCCTTCTTCATCATTTCAGTACACCATTCCCATGTCCCATCACTACTGAAATCATCTGCTACACATATATGTGGTTCAACTCCCCCATTCTTTCTGATTGAATCGTATGACCACTTTAGGTAAACTAAATTGTCCCTACTGGGTTGTATAAAACTTATATCTTTTTTACTTATCATAACTTCATTTTTTCTTTAAATATATCTTCACTATAATGTTCGGTGTATAATTCTTTTGTTAATATACGATTTTCTTCGTAGAAATCCAAATCATTCCATAGTTTATTTACTAATTTTCTTGCAGTTTCCATATCACCATCTCTAACTGATAGATTTGGGTGTAGTATTCTCTGTGTATCCAATGTATCATAACCAACACAAGGAATCCCTAAGAAACTACAGTTCAATGCGAATGTACCAGCTGCATGAGTTCTCATCATATGAATACCCAATTTTCTCTTTGATAATTCAGTAATCCAATCTTGCCATACTAAATATGGTAATTGGTTAATACCCAATGATGTTTCGTTTTCTTCACGTCTACCCATCTTAGGTTGGTATATATCCTCAGTAACACTACTAGCTAACATAAACGAATCAAACCCACCGTACCACGATTTCATATTACCACCTATCATAATACCACTACGTTCATCAGACCCTACTATATCATCTGATACAGCCTCTTCTATCATAAGTGATTGTAATACCCTTACATCTTTATGATTAGTTAACCCTTTATAATATTCTCTATCGTGTTGATTATGAGTGTATATGATATCTGCTGATGTTAGATTGTTAAAGTAATGTATTTGATTTTCCAATGGGTAATCTTGGTAATACCAAAATGGTCCTTCTTGCATTACTGCAACCTTTGTACAGTATTGCTTTAACTTTTCAACATCAACCCATTCAGGGTGATTTTTGGAGTTTATTGCGATTCCCAAATCATACGTTTCAGTTGGTGTATCGTTTAGATTATAATGGTCTGCGTTCATAGCAACCATCCAAGCAAACTCAGTTCTCATATTAGTATGGGTGCGTGGTAGCTTACCATTGAACCCCATCTCACTAAAAAATGCTACTTTCATATATTACTTATAGATTTCCTATACATATAATTTTGGGATTTTATAATATTGGATTTTAGTTTGTTTTTAGCTACAGAAAATGTGGATGTGTAGTTTGCGATTGTATCGTTTACACCACATTGACTACCCACATTAAACACAGCTTTTGATTTTATATACAACTGTACTCTAATATCGATGTGTCGTAAATCTAATACACCATTATATTTAAAGTTGCGATTTTGCTCACATACCCAATAGAATATTGGTAAATCATATTCATCTAACTTCTGCTGAATTAATTCATCTGCATCAAATTTATACCCATTTGGGATTAATAGAGTTCCGAACTTACCATCAGAATACTGCTTTATTATATTATCACCCTCATCCATTTCAGACTTACTCCAATACATCTCAGGTTCAATATTATCAATATCATCGAACTGCCAGAATTTTAACATCTGCTCTAATAGAGGTACATCCCCATCACACGTATCATATACCCTATAATGGTCGTTAAATACATCACCGGTGAAATCATCAATATACCCATCAATATATGGATTATTATCAAATATAGAATGAACCACATTAAACGGGTCACCCCATGAACTCCAATTTTGCTCTGAACCACCAAACATATTCTTTAAAAGTTTGGGTGATGGTATCCACACTTTACAATCTGGGTATTTCTCTTTAAGTTTTCTAGGGAATGCTGATATGATACCCCAATCACCGATTCCGAAGCAAGTTCGTAAAATTATAAACTCACCGATATCCAAATACTCATCCGGTATTACTAACTTCTCATTAGAATTGAATCCAAGATTGGTTACATCACCAATGATTAAAACACGACCATTTACTGTTCTATAAAATTTCATTCATTATAATGTATTGTAATATGCGTTTTGTATCACCTGCTTATCTATACTCTTTGGGTGATATAATACAAACTCTTCTAATTCAGGTAAATTGGATATGGTACTGAATCCTGTTAGTCGTTCATGAACCTTATTCTCCCATTTGATTTTATCTATATTCTTATAAATTCTCATTTGGTAATCCGGCCAATTAACCCAACCTTTTTCATTAACATTCCATCTCCATTTCTGAATATGTGTTTCTGTTAACCCATCTACTGTATTCACTCTAGGTACTACTACAACCTCAACATCGTTTTCTTCAAGTATCCAATGAATATTCTCCATTAATTTTTCATTTGGAATTTCATCTGCATCTATATTGAAAATATAATCACCATCACATAATGATGTAAGTTTATTTTTCATATTAGCGAAGTGTCCATCAAATTCATAGGGTAGCCATAAAAACTCACCATTAATTGATTTAGCTCGTAGGAATTCCTCAACTGCAGTTGAACCGTTCTTAGAATCAAACAAAACCACAATGGTGTCTTGTAGTTGTTTGTTCTTTAGTAAGAATGATATTAATCTCTGTATCTCAGTATGTTCATTACATACCGATATTGCGTATGTAATTTGTATTTTCTTATTTTTCATTATCCCTCTGTTGTTGTTCTAATAACTCCTTACGTTCAGCTACCGATGGTATCTTATCATATTGACCCCAATTGTAGTTAACTGCCTTAATCGATACGATTTTCTTTAAATCAAACGTTCGATATCCAGCTTTAAATTTCTTATCATTTTTAATCTCATCGGTGTAAAATACCTTTGATGATGATGTAATTTGTACTTTTGCTAATTCCAATTTCCGAACCTTAGTTGATTCTGCTAAGACCTCTTTATAATACTCACCCATTTCTTGTACCTTTCCGGGTGCAATTGCGTTTAATGATAAAGCGTGAACCTTTCCATCAGCGGAGTTGGGCCATTTGGGTTGTAAAATTAATATAATATAATTCGCTGCACCAGAATCCTTCTTATATCGTAATTTTACAACCATACCACGCTCCAACTTCTCCTTTGAGATTACAGTTGGGTCGGTGGTTTTTCTTAGATGAGTATTATAATAGTCAGCCATTATTTAATCTTTTTTAATGTAGGTAATTTTAATCCTACCGATTTCGGTGTAATTGGAATTTTCGTTTCATCTATAAGAGTACCTATTAATTCTACCATCTTCTGATATGAAAAGGTATCTTTAGAATATTTACGATGCTTTCTGGACTTCTCCAAATAAGGTTTATAGTTCTTATACATATCACTCATAACACCTGCAGCTGCTTTATAATCAATCGTAAACCACTTCGCGTCTTTAATTAAAAACTTATCTGCAGCTGAAGTATGTACTCCGGTTAACTCACCTGGAATCACACTAACAAAGTCAGAGTTTATGAAATCCAGTTGGCCGCTCCAACCACTAACAATCATCGGCTTTCCACTAACGGTTGCTTCTAACAAAGGCCTACCGAACCCCTCACCTCTCGTAAATGAAACATGAGCCTTAACTTTCGGATGATTGTATAATGCGTTTATTTCAGCATCAGTCAAATCAGCATGTAGTAAGTATATAGGTGGTAATTTCGTTGAATCCACTTGTGTTTTAATATTCTCTATCAACTTTTTTATTCTAACTCTATCAACTAATGAAGTTGAACCCATTGATGTTTTTAGAATTAACGCCGGTTGCTTACTTTTGTTCTTAAATGTGTTTAAGAATGTCCATATCAAACCACTTACATTTTTTCTATCCTGAAAGAATTCACCTTTTAGCCAATGCCCTACGAATAGGAACGCAAAATCTTCTTTAATATCTTTAAGAGTATTATCAATTCCAGCTTCAGATGGTGCTTTTTCATTGTAGATATCTAAATCGATACCCTCAAATAAAACCTCTACCGGCTTTTCAAGTCTAAGTTGACCTATTGAATTACCACTATCTTTATCCTTCTTATCAAATACTGATGATTGGATAACTTCTTTGGTAAATTTTGATGATACTAATGTTAAGTCCATTCTATTAATACCCTCCAAACATTCAGGTGGCATTACCGTTGTTTCTACTCCGGCAGTTACACCGATGTTGAAATCACCCACAGGTGTAAATTCATTTGGTACTGTAATCTGAATCCATACATTAGGCTTCTTCTCCATCTTTTCAGTAACCACTCTGCTTAATAAATCATCATCATTACCTTCTTTTAATACATCCATTGCTGTCTGCCCCCATCTCTGAGAAATGATATGAATATCCCAATCTGGTTTAGATTTAATAAGGCCTCTTACGAAATCTCTACTTCTTGCCCCATAACCACTTCGGGTTGCGATGGGGCAACTTACTACACATAACTTTTTTATAATTTCCATAATACTATTTCGTTTCTTGGTTTCCAATTATTAAGTGCAGTTCCCATAGAGTCTATAAATCTAGCTCCCATATTTTCTGCACTCATTCCACTTTCATCTGATTCTACAAATACTGAACCCTCTAACCCACATTCTTTACGAGTCGGTTCATCCATATCATACCACTGCCTTAATACCTTACCTACATCTTCAAATGAACACCTATCATCAAAGATATATGGTGTTGCGATTGAACCTTGTAATGAGCGATTAGTTGGCCATACTGGTTTTACCCATCTACCCCATCCTAAATTCTCAGGTAATTCTTTGTGATTATGAAGTGAGCCTAATTTGATGTAATCATCTGCTGTTATGAACTTACCATCTTTGGTAAATCTACAATGGTCTTGCATACCACCTGTAACATTAACTATAATTGGTGTTCCGGCTCTCATTGATTCACAAGTTGCCAAACCAAAGCCTTCGTTAGATGCAATGTTAAGTGTTACATCTGCCACATTATATAATACATTCAAATCATCAGTTGAAAACTGAGAATGAGTAAATACTACATCGTAATCTGGACACAACTCATCGATAACGGCTGGGATATCTGTTCCATTCGGGTCAGATGGTGCTGTATGTAATAACAATACACATTCATTAGCTTCTTCCTTCGTCATACCATCACACATTTCTTTATATGATAATATCACATCACCTGGATTCTTTCTACGAATGTTTCTGTTATTCCAAAGAACAACAAACTTCTTATCTGAAATACCTAACTTCTCTTTTAATTCAGTAACCTGCTTAAATTCAGCTGATTCAGTTGGGATTGGTTTGAACTTTTTAGATACACCATGTGGTACATACTTTATCTGCCAATCTTCATACTTTTCACCAAACTTCTCTAATACCCTCTGATTGATACCGTATGTTTGTTTTGAAATACCCATTAGTAAATCACAACTTGCATAGAATGGAGCGTTCCATTGTGGGTCTGGCAAATCATCCCATATATTATAATAGAATATAGGAACGTGTCTACGAACCTCATCTTCCATCGCATACAACCAATCCCAAAATCTAGGGTCGGTAAAGTGTAATATAGCATCAGGTTGTTCTGTTGTAATTAACTGTCTAAGTAGTTCTTGATTACCATACCCACTAAATGGGATAATCTTTACACTAGCATCAGCAACTCCACTTTCTTCTGCGACTGAATCGGATACATCGAAGAACTTTCCTGCATCAGGATGTTTAACGGCTGCTCCTACTTGAACCCAATCATATTTATGTACGGTATTTAGAACTATCTCCTTTGACATTGTTGCGATTCCACTATGTAATCTCATGTCATCCGAAAGTAATAAAATCTTTTTCTTCTTACTCATATTATTTATAACTTTTTGTTTATAACTTATTCTTTGTTTAATATAACTATGTAATTGAAATTAATCAATCCAAATACAACACTTTTTTATTGTATCGCTTTAATAATCGTTCTAAGTGTTTTTGTTCTGATGGCTTTATACCACCAAAGTAAAACATCTTATCAGCGTGCTTCACAACACAATCATACTGATGTAATGTCTGTGTAGGGTGAAATGGTTTACTATAATAATCATCAGTCATACCACTATATAGATTCCGAGTTGTGCTTGCTGGATTATATTCGGTGTATCTAAATCCGAATTCAATCGCATATTTCCGTATGTGTTTTTCACATCCATCCTTTACACCTCTAGTAATGATACTTACATCAGTACCAAAGTTCTGCTTTATAGTAAACAGAAAATCTCTGAGCTTCCTAACATTTTCATAGTTGGGCGAGCCAATCATAGCTATATTCATCTTCTTTAACGAGTTTTTTGATTTGACGTTTAACTTTTCTCCAATACCTTTTTGTATTACTTTTTTTAGCCCACTTCGGACCACCATTCCACGACCTTGCGATTGCCTCATATGTACCTATTTTATTATGATGTTGATTTACTATATGAAATATTTCAATAGATTTTACCCTATCCCACCTGTCAACTAAAGTGTATCGTTTACTTGACTTTTTTAACTTTAATATACGATTACATTCCCTTAACATAATGGGTCGTATCTGTAAACACCCAACGGCCTCTTCACTTTTACAGTATGCTGAATCGTTACCTCCACTTTCTACTAAAATCATCGCAGATATTAATGGATTAATATCCAATATATACGCAGGTGAGGATTCGATTGAGAGTGTATCGGCTATAATAACCACTTCCTCTTCTATTACCACTTCAGTAACTAATATTGGCGATTCCACTGGTAATTCAGCGTTATCACATGATGTGGTGATTCCTAATGATAATATAATTAATAATAATTTCATATGTTTATATTTTATGTCTATTTTCTTTCGGGCATTTATCCAAATCAGTTTTGAAGGGGCAATATTTACAGTTCTTATTGTTCTTACCGGCGGTTGCTGGGAACTCTGAATCTGTTTTATATGTACCATCTATGTTGAATGAATTTCTAATAAATGAATCAAAACTCTTTTCAACTTGCTTAACTGATATACTACCATGTGCTGGTACGAATACTTGCACTCTCTTTTGAGCGTACATCATACCCTCATTAAGTTTACGTTTTACGATAAAGTACTTAACACCAATTCTATCGATATCATATCCATATTGCTCTGATAGGAATTTCTTATAAAGAATCAACTGTGCTGTTTTGGTTTTATCAGCTTTCTGCCATTTGTTCCAACCCATTGTTGAGGTCTTTATATCCCAAATTTCTAATTTGTTGGTGTAACTATCTTCGAATACTAAATCCAAATAACCCCTCATATAAATATTATGAGTTTTATTCACCTTTGTATAAATCGGTAACTCTATACCAACTAATGTTAATTGACGAGTGTTGAAATAATCAACTCTATTCTTTGTAACATAATTGAGTATCTCCAATCCATCCTCTAAGAATTCTTCCATTTGGTCGGGAGTACTGAACTCTACACCAGTTTCCTCTCTCATTTTCTTATACTCAGTAATCATTGCAGTATATAACATCTTACCCAAATCCAACTCAGTTGCTTCAGGTAGTGATTTATTATATAGAACATCTAACCACGATTGTAGTGTTTCATGCATTGCTGTACCGAATACTAAATGTATCGATGGGTCAAACTTCTTCTGACCTTCCATATATGTTAACTTCCACTTATGTGGACAATTAGCATACATTGTGTATTGAGAATACGATACCTTAGCATCCCCTTCTTCGGGTTCCTTCACCCCAAATGTAAATATGTTACTTATCTTAGTATCTTTCATAGTGTAAATATACGAATTAATTATGTGTTTTCCTAATTTATTTAGCTTTTATTATGTTTTGTATCATCATAGTGAGGTTTGAACTCACCTCCATACTATAAAACATAATTAGTGGTGTAAATCTTCCCAACCATCAGCTGCTCCATGTGGTACTGTTCTATACTCACGTTCCGGTGTAGGTTCTGGCTGTGGATGTACTTCGTACTGTTCACCTTCAAAACACGATTCCAATTCTGTTACTAACTCTACCGCCTCAGTATGGCTTAAATCGGTTGTATGCTCTTCATACCCCTCAGTTGTTCTAATTACTTGATATAATTCACTCATAATTTTTATTTTTTATTTTTTATTATTAATACTATTCATTTCTGTCCCTTTCTTATTACATAATAAAGATACGAAAAATGATTGGTATAACCAAGCGTTTAATGTTAAGAAATTGTTAAATCTTTTTGATGTACCATCTGATTAGTCCCACCACCCAAGAATATTATCTTTTTCTGGTTCCATAATTTATAATCTTTTATATTCTGGTTTAATAAGTCTCCAAATGGTATCTGAATAATCTGTGTTATCCAACATTTTAAATAATACAGCTGAATACTTATTCCATTGTACCGATTCTGCAAATTCCTTTCTATTAAGATGTGTATGCATATTAAAAGTTGCTATTGATTTTGCTTCTATTAGTAGATATTCTGATTTAAGTTCTTCAATATACACATCAACCCCCTTAAAGAACTCATCCGGTACATCTTTCAACATTTCGTAAATATCATCACCCTTACTTAAACATTCCCATACCGATTTTGTAGAGATTTCAGTCATTATTTTATGTAACCTAAGATAATCCTCAAATTTGATTTTACATCTATCGCCATTTCCAAACTTAACCACAAATCCTTCTTTATTTTCCCAGTTCAATGTTTTTAAATGTTCATAGTTTTTAATAGTATGATATTTTTTAACGACATCATATCCATTTTCTCTGAAAGTATCTAATGAATACTCTTCACCAGAAATAGTTCCGATTCTACCTAATAAAACCAGTCTATTTTCTCCCGCATAATCTACTACAATTCTATTTGTAGGATAAATGATTTCATACATATAAGTTGAGTTAGTGTCAAAATCAGATTGTTGAAACTTATCTCTAAACATCTCACCGCCTTTAATCGATTGCTCTGAAGTGAATGAGCCTCTACTAGCAAATACCCACTTACCATTATAGTAAAATGCGATACCTAATGAACCATCCATCTTTTCATAGATATCGAATTCTTTAGTTGATGTATGTTGTGCTTCTTCAATGTTAAAGAATTTCCTAAATGGTCTAGCAACTATGTTACCATCATTATCAGTAACTAATCCCCTACATTGTAATGTGATACTATCCCACTTTTTCTCAAATTGTGTTTTCTGAGAATAATTCCAAATAGTTAATGGAAGTGTTGGGTGTGTTTGTTTGATTAACCAACCCGCTTCATAATATTCTTCTAATAGTATCATATGTGTTTTTATTATCTTAATTTAACTTCAAATCTAGCTCCCATTTTATCTAAGGATTCAATTGGTACATTGTGGATACTCTCACCATCGTGTCTGTTCTCAACAATTAATGAATAAACTTTATACCCATATTCTTTTGCCATATCATAATATGCTTTCATTTCCCATTCTTGTGTAAATGTATTTGAAACAACAATCTTATCAACATTAACTTGCTCACCATCTGTTTTCATCCATGCCATAGTTTGATTTTGGCAGTAATTATGTGCTAACTTTAATTTGGTTGCATCAAAATTATATACACCATCTTCCATAAAATATTGGTCAGCCTCTACGTTAATACCACCAACCGATTTGGCTAATGTACTTTTACCCGCTCCCGGCAAACCTCTTAGTAAATATAATTCTTTCATAATATTGATTTTAATGTATGGGTACTCTCTAACCCACTTACAAATGTAAATATACGAAAAAAGCCTGGCATAACCAAGCTTTTAATGTTAATAAATTGTTAAGGTTTTAGTTTGTTCTAAACGATTCCCATTCTTTACCTGATACATCCTTATTTGGAAAATAGAAATGATATACAGTTGTATCATTAATGAATATCATCTTTGTAAACCCAGTTGGAATTCTTGCTCCGGTTGGTAATAACCCCCACTCTTTATCAAAATGGATTAAGATATATACAATAACAATCGGATTTGTTTTTGCTAACTCACGTTCAAACTTTTCTAGCTCCTTCCAAGGACCTCTATTTAGCCCCTGATGTTGTAGAGCGCAGTTTAAGTAACTGAATGTTTTTTTTAATGTTTCCTTATCACAATTAAATGATGCGGCTGGTGCCATATGACCTTTATCCCATACATTACTTTTATAATCATTGTTATCAGAAGTCGATACCGAATCAACTCCATAAAAATCCATACCCTTACGGCTTGCATCTCCATTTGGACATTGAACGCTATACTCTACGAATAACGGTTGCTGATATTCCTCTGAATATACTATTTTGAATATACTATTATGTACGGACTTAACTTCTTGCCCATATGTGGTAAATGTAAACATTACATATACCAACACCACCATCAACCTACTCATTACTTAGCCCACTTTTGTCGTTGTACTATTTGTGCTATTACCCCATATACACTTAAATCTTCGTATGTATCTTGTACAGGCTCACCTACTTCATCAGGCTGACCCAATACTACTAATTGCTTTAATCTTTGAATTTTATCATTCATTCTGAACCACAGTCCAACTAATGATAATTTAACATCAGATTCAGTTGCTAATTGTGTACCTACTGATATATTATCAGGTCCGTAGTTTCTTTGCTTTTTACAGAAAGTTCCATACATCTCATCCAATATGTTTTTAAACTCTTCGGTTGTTTCCGGATACAATCTCTCACAATAATCAATTGCGTTTTCTTCGGTTTCAAGTACAGTTTCAACACGTCGTTCGCCTTTATGTACTACTTTTGATGTTGCTTCTTTTATATTATCCATTCATTTGTTTTTTTGGTGGTTTAACAGCCGGAGTCGTTGGGACTGGGTTGGTTGGAACTGGGATGAAGTACTTTTGTAATGCTGCTAGCCTATCATCGGCATCCACTAACATTAACAGTGCTTCTTCAGCGTTTTTATAGAAATCACCAGTTGAATGGTCACCTATCCCAACTGAACGGGTTTCTAATAACTCCAATGATAGGAGTGCTTTTGCTTTATCAGCCATTGCTGATGTTCTCAGCATATCTACTAATTTACTCATTTCTTTTTATTTTTTAATAATGCTTTCGCTTGTTTATCAGTTAACCCATATTTCATTAATATCCCCAATACATCTTCCTTTGGTAAAAGTTCCATATAATCGATTACCTCTCTCTGAGAAACACCGTACCAAGTAGATAGATACTTTAACATATCTTTGTTATACTTACCATCAGCCTTACCTTTGACATATTTGTCAAATGTTCTTTGCTTTGGTAAATAATCCGTATATACTTTGTATGTATCTCTAGCAGAGAGAAGTCCGATTGTATATTTTTGAAGAATATTAACAATGGGTAATAAGTCCATATTCATACTTAACCATCGATTGATAATAAAGGGGCTGAATGATTTCTTATCCATATCCGATAGAGATTTCCAAGATGTTTTCTTTTCCTTTATACCCGATAAGTGTTCGAATATTGATTTTGCTTTTACGCCTGTGCTTACTTTCTTCGCCATATTTATGGTAATAGTTCTTTTGGTAAAAATTGTTCTGATACATTACCACAATCTGCACATCTTTGTACTGGGATTGGTAACATTGATTTCTTACCATTCGGTGATTGTACCGATGGTACTACTTTGTACATCGTTACCTCTTCAAAAAAGATACCTTCACATTCCTCACACCTAATAGTATCCAACTTAGTTGGGTCTAATTGCATGTTCGGTGCCGCTGGAGCGGGGTTTTTATTGTTCATGCCAATTACTTTTCCTTTGCTCATAATTATTTGTTTTCTTCTACAGATACCTTTCTGTATTCAGTTACTAATTTTTTGATTTCTCCAATCGCCTTTCTAGCTCTACTTTTAGATGCCTTAGTTGTACCATTGTGTTCTGCTTCGAATTCTGTATATAATTCTTTAATTGATTCGAAAATTTCATTTGAATTTGCCATAACTTTACTTTGTTTTTATTTAATTTACTTATTGTTTATACAAATATACGAATTGTTTTCCGTATATCCTAATTTATTAACCTTTAATATCGATTAGAATTTCTAATAACATTGCCATTATATTGATTTCCTTATCAACTACTGCTGAATCTTTGTACTGTGCATCTGCAATCTTTAGGATTGTATTACCTAATTTACCATTTGCGTAGTTATCCACTTCATCATACATAAATCTGTAGAATGGGGTGAAATCTCTTACCTTAGAATCAGCAATAATCTGCCTCACTTTAGTAAATGAATCCTTAACACCACCATCCGATTTTAATATAGCGAGCACCTCTTCCATATAGTTAGCCTGAATTGTTGATGTTTTATCAATTTTCAATTCATTACCCACAACCTGTCGTTGTGCTGCGTTTAACACTCTACGAATATCAGGATACCCACTATTCACTAATACTGCTAAGTCGGTCATTTCATACTTCACCTCTTCAGTATCTAAGATTTGCTTCAATCTCATAGCTACATCCTTTTTAGATGGTGGTGTAATTCCAAATGTCTGACATCTACTTTGAATCGGGTCGATTATCTTCTCTACATAATTACAAGTCAAAATGAATCTTGTAGTTCGGGAGAATGTTTCCATCAAATTCCTAAGTGCTGCTTGAGCATTTGGTGTTAAGTAATCAGCCTCATCTAATATTACGATTTTCCAATCTTTAAATCCCATTGATGATGCGAATCCACGAATCTTATCACGAACTGCATCAACTGAATTCTCATCAGATGCGTTGATATACATTAAATCACAATCAATTTGATTAGTAATGATTTTAGCTAATGTCGTTTTACCTGTCCCAGCTTGTCCATATAGTAACAAATGTGGTACATCGTTATTCTCTATATAAATCTTTACCTTTTCAATGATGTGTTCATTACCAACGTAACCTTCCATTGAATCGGGTCTGTATGCCTCCACCCATAATGAGTGTTTTTCTTCTTTATTTACCATTTATGTATTATTTTCTTTTTAAATATATTATCTTCCGATTTCTTTTAAGTAGGTCTTTTTCATTTCTTCCCAACTCATTCCAATTGCCTCTAAATAAAATAAATGCTCTGGCTTTAACCTACCCTCTGAGTGTAATTTAGTATAACGTTTGATAGCTTTCTTCTTCCACCAATTGTTAATATAAGGAATTCCATCAACAAACTTCTTCTTCATTACCAATTCAGATTCTTCAATCTCATCACGTAAAAATGCCTGCCCATTATCGTACATCATTGCAAGATATACACCACGTTTGAATCCATGATGGTATGCTGATTGTTTGATACCACATTCTTTGAAAATCTTCCCAAGAATCTTTTGTTTGATACCACTCACAGGACCACTAGCTCCTTCACCAGCCCCCATATTAGCACCATTACGAATTCGTTCGTTAGTGATTGCAGTTTTGTACCATTCTGCTTCATTTTCCTTCAACCATTGATGCCACGGGTCATAAAACTTATCATCAGGTTTCAGAGAAATCTTTCCTGCTGATTCACCTAATGTTTTAAAGTGAGGTATTCCATTGTATTGAGAATGAATCCCATATAATGAAGTTGTACCTACACCTATCAAAGTTTGACCGTATTTCTTTTTCCAAAATTCCCTTACTTCAGGAACTGTAGTCATCATAGCAACGAGTTTCCCACCTAAAAAGTTGTAACCCAATGGTTGTGTACAGACAATTGTTGATGCAATTGTAGTATGGTTTAATTTCCCCTTCTTAAACTTATCGTCCTTAGTCCAACCAATGTAGTTATCTCTAACTGCCATTGATGTTACATCAGATGCTAATGATATTTGTCCTAAGAGTTTACCACTCTTTTTATCTTTAACATTGATTTTAACATTACGACCAGGATTAGCAGTAAAATCCATCGAATGAATCATACGCCTAGCATATGTCCATTTAGTGGCATCTTTAGGGTCATCAAGGATTTCAACATATGGTTCTAACTCTTCAATTTCTTTAATAGTTTGTTCCAAATTGTTAATATCAGCAGGAGCCCATTGAGTATCATACATTGCTGCGATTTGAGATTTATCCCGAATCATTTTTACATCTTGTAATTCTACCCACTTCTTATATAAAACTTGCTCTTGCACAGTCATTGTTGCGAGATAATCCATATTCTCTATCAACTCACGCTTCTGTGTTTCGAAGTCAAACTTCGGCTTTGCTGGCTCTGTATCCCAAAAACTCATACTTATTTATTTATTTATTGATTATTATTTAAAATATATTAGGAGAGGTATTGCCTACTCGATTATCCCTATTGTAACACTGCGTATATATAGTAGTCCGAGTGTTCCTTTTATATTTATAACACCTTCTACTTAATTTCCACTAAATAATAGTTCGAAACTAAACCATCTCTTTCGAATTTAACATGTGCTAATCCAGCTGATGCTATTTTCAACGTTGCTGATTTAGAACCTTTGTTAGCGTTTAATATCTCCTTTAGATACTTTGCCGAAAATGAAATTGGTTTGATATCCTTCTCACATTTACATTCCACATTCATAGAAATTCTATTTGTGTTAATAGTTGAGTAACCTAATACAACTTCACCCTTTCCACCTTTACAAGTAAATGTAAATGTATCCGATTCGTTAAGTGCTCCTTTAGATTTAATAAATCTACTCGTAAACTCATCATCTAATGTAATTTCAGAATCAAATGGTGGTACTTGCTTTAAATCCGGTACTACTGGTATTACTGATAAATCAGCCAACATATAGTTTACCGATGTCCCTTTATCTGAGAATGTAAGATGTGATTGATGAGCTGCAACTTCTAAGTTGGATTCAACTACACCTAATAACGCCTTCATCTGAGATGTTGTATAGATACCGAATTCACCATTTGGAAAATCCTTCTCTGCCGATTCTACTGTACCCAATAGCGTTTTATCATCTGATATAAAACTTACCTTCAATGAATCATCAGTTGATTCAATTTTTACTGATTCTACTTCGCCACCTAAATTGTAACGATTGATGAACTGTTCAATACTTGCTTTTTTCATGCTTTAAAATTATTATTTATTATTGTTTAACAAATATACGAATTCTTTTCCGTATATCCTAATTTATTTACTGTTTTTTTCAGGTCTCTTATTAAAATGAAAAGAATTGTCCGATTTTCTCTAAGTTTGGATTTGGGTTCTCCCAATCCATGGCGGCGTAGAAATCATCTAACTTATTCTTTAATTCACGTTCCCATAACTTATCATAGTCGATGTATTGTTCTACCAAATCTAATATCTCTTTCGGGTCATTATATCCAGTCATACCTACAGTTTCCAATCCTAATGGATTATTCTTCAAATACACATACTTTATCTTATCACCATCTTTCATTGGTTCATATTTAAATGCTGCCTTATAATACTTCAATAACTGATTGTAAGTAAGTGCTGCTTTAACATGCGCTGGTGTACCTTTCATAAACTCACCTAATACTTGCGTTTTAGTAGAATACTTACTCATACCCTTTACTGCTGAATTCTTAGCAATATCGATGTAATTTCGATTCGGCATATCATCCTTATAATCTAAAATCTTCTGGTCCAATAACATCTTATCTTCATCCTTTAGAATATCCCATAATACAGTTGACATCACCTCTTTAAAGTATGTTGGAAATGAACTACGTTTTACATCTAGCCCCTTTACATCCAACTTATCACAATCTACGGAGTTATCATTGATAATCCATTGTGCGTATCGTTTCTTTGATACCCAAAAACCACCTTTTGCGATAGTCTCTTGCTTTATATCGAATCGATGATTAGTTACATTGAATAACTTCTTTGACATCATGTCATACGTTCCATTGATGTGAGCCTCAACCTCTTGTGCTACTTGCAATATAGCAGGTATCATTTGTGCATCATCATTCTCATCAATTTCAGGGTTTCTAGCTTTCACTAATGGAGCTGCCTGATAAAATACAGAATCCGTATCTGTATATACATTGTAATCAGCCTCTTTACCAATATGCTTAACATAATAACTGTTAGCTATCATCTCAGTAGTTTTAATTACAGTCTGACCTGTAAGTGTAACTGCTTCTGCGTTATCCACATCATAGAATCTAAAGGCTGGTAGCCCTAATACACCATAAAGTGAATTTAACATAATTTTCTGAACTAACTGTCTTTGATGATAGAATTTATATAAATCATCATTTCCAGCCTTTCCATGCTTTTTCATTTCATCTTTATACTGAACCCTCTTATCAAACCATACATTAAGAATCTCAGGTATTACACCTACTTTTTCTAAAGAGTATAAAACACCATTAGATGCTATCGATACATTCATCTTCTTAGTGAAATCCTCAAACTTACCTTTATCCATAGTAGGATATTCATTACCATCATCATCTACAATGATATATTCATCAATTTTAGATTTCATATGGTCCTCTGCTGTATAACCTTTAACCTTACCAATCTTCGTTTCGGGTGAAATGTTAATTGTCATAATAATAGATGGATATAGTGATGTTAAATCTAAATCATATACCCACTTATAAAGACCTGGTTTAGGTTCTTTTACATATGCTCCGGTAAACTTACCTTCTGCATCTGAGCCATCGGAGTTTTTATTTCTTCTTAAAGGTCTATCTGGAGCTACACGCCCACTTCTTCGTAGGAATGTTAATATTGCCCCCTCTAACCACTTTGATGAGAATATGAAATCCTCATAGAATACGTGACCTGCATGACAGATTGCTCTGGCTAATTCAATGAATTGTAATTTCTTATCCATATCAACTACCAATTCAACATCCACTAAGTTATACTCAATGAACTTTTCAATATCATCTCTGAATAGTTGGTCTAAGTTCCCCTCATACTCAATCTTACCTCTACCCAATTCCATTCTAGCGATAGTATCTAATCGATAATTTGGATATTCAGTATATGTAAAGTTTTTGAATAGAGCGATGTAATCTAATGCAGATACACCAGCTATGATATAACGCTGTCTGTATTTATTCCAATGAACTTTTTGAATTGGTGAGAGTCTATCTGCGTTCTTCTTACCAACCATTCGCTTCATTCGGTTGTACATATAAGTTACATCAAAGAAATCAATATTCCATCCTGTAATAATAGTAGGTGCAATCTCTTCCCATTTGTTTAAGAATGCCATTAACATATCTTCTTCATTTTCAAACGAACGAACCATAGCACCTTTGATAGTTTTGTTTATCTCTTCACCTGGGGTGATAACATATACATAATAATCATTTGTTGCTGAATCATGGAATGCTACTGAAGTCATTGCGTTTTTAGCTTCTGATATATCCGGTAGACCTGAATTCATTTCTACCTCAATATCAAATGTTAATACGATGTTACCTTCTGATACTTCATCCGAATCACCATACTCATCAATTAGGAAACGAGTTACCTCATTTACATCAGATTCATATAATTTCAGATTATCTTCTCTATTCCAATAATTGATTTTCTTTAAACGCTCACCATAAATTGATTGATGTGAGCCATTCCCATCCTCAATATACGCATAATTTCGGTGCTTCTTTGTGAAGTACCCCTTCTTGTCATCCCAGCAATGTAGGATGCCTCCTTCTTTTTCCCAATATACATTTTGATACATAACTTAATTTTATTTTAACAAATATACAACTTTTTATGGAGATTACCAAGCATTTCCCCTTCATTTTTTGAAAGTTCTTTTGCTCTCTCTATAGCAAGTGTGTCTTTTTCCTTTCTTACTTCATCATTATCCAACAATGTATCTAACATCGAAAAGAAATCCTTTTTGAATTTAAAGAACATCCCATTCGGGTCTATTTCGTGATAACACTCTGAATCGTGCCATATCATTGGTGTACCATTCATCATACAGTCAGTACCACTTACAGACCAACCGTAGTTAGTTTGCTTCATCTGAACACCTACCTTACAATTTTGTAATCTAGCATAGTATTCGTGCTTTGGTACTTTTGAATTATCAATCCAACTATGTGGTGGTGTACCATTCAACTGAGGAATCCATACTTTGAAATCCTGTCGTTTAGTTCTATACTCTTCCATTAGTTCTATAAACTTAGGATATCCTTTATATGCTGCTGCTCTGTGATTAAATACAATAACATTTTCTTTAGTATCTTTAATAGTATCCACAATCTTTTCAGATTGTACACCTAAATTCCATACATTAAGAATATTATCTAATTTATCAACGAACTCATCATTGAAGGTTTCCTTTGCTTCTGCTAATACTCTATTCTTTTGGTCTTGTGTATTTAAATAACAAGTATCCATCTGAGATACACCTAATAATTCAATTGGTAACCATAACCACTTTGCTTTACCGGGTCTACGGTCAATTCCATTAGATGATTTCATTTCCCACCAATGACAATATCCTATTATCTTAGTATCGATTGAATTCTTATACCTACCAACTTGCGGCCAATCTGGTAAATGTGAATATATTACATCATAATCAACATCCCTTAATATAGCGATTAACTTATCAGGTGGATATGCCCTCTGATTCATCATATCACCGGGAATGTCAGCCTGATGTTGTTTTACATTTGGTAAGTTAAGTTTCTTACTTACTTTACCAGTCGGCATTACGATGTGCCAAAAGTATTCACCATATTTATCTAACCCTTTGATGTGGTTATGTATTACATCTACAAAAGAGTCTTTCTCTATGTTTGAGGAGTTAGTGATATTTGGTATCACTAACACTTTCCTCGCTTTACTATAATCTATACTTTCCCAAAATTCCATCATAATATTACTTTTTCACGTTTGTAAGTCATTTCTATTATTTCGTAAGTGTATCCCTTTGATGTTAACCAATAATCCAATCTCTCTCTTAATTTCATCTCTTCATCTACCCATAACTCTTCAGCTGCAATAAATGATGAATGATAAACGTAATAAGCAAGGTGTTTTCTACCCTGCTTATCATCTTGCATTTTCTCACATGCTCTATCCCAACGAAGTGAAGATGATGATTGGGATATAGCTAAAGTTTTATCGGTTGTACTTTCGGTTACAGCTTTAGTAAGAACTCCCTTATCTGCTTCTTGATAATCAATCAATACTACATTCTGAAGAGTTTCATACAAATATGATTTTTTAAGTTCTTCAGCTTTTTTAAAGATATCTCTTCTTTCAGCTGAATCTTTACCAGAATCTTTTAGAATACCAATATTCATATCTGAATCTATTTCCAGTCGATTTCTTAACCAAAATCCGAATATCGTTTTTGCTAAAGTTTCTTTACTATTTGGTTCTTTTCTAATTTCTTTATCTTTATTAAGCCCAGTCGCAATCAACTCAATCTCACTAGTCGATAAATCAGCATGTATCTCTTTAGGTATTCTGATTACTTTTATTGTAAGTGAGCCACAACTATGAGCGGCTTTTAATGTATGTGCTCCATCAATTCTTAAATCAGTTTCTCTATATAGTTTTTTATTTAATCTATCTTCTAATATAACAATTGGATTACAATTTTTAGTACTACCACTAACTTCGTTGATTTTAGATTTTATATATTTAAGTAAACTAGGAACATACTCCCCCAATCTAACTTGCCAAGTTGATATTTTCACCAAATTAGATACACTTTCAGTTGTAATGGGATATACACCATTCTCTATATTAGATACAATCTCTTTAACTAATGAAGGTCTCATTTTTTCTTTGTGATATGAACCATACATCTGATTCCAAAATTCGGGAGACCGAACAGCGTCATGCTTATCTATTTCATCAGATTCTTTGTTTTTCATAGTAGAATACTCACCATATTCTAATATTTTATATTGAATACGCTTTTCATCACCTTGAAGAATTGCTTTTCCTTCCAAATGCTTCATAGAAGTCCAATATAATTTATCATTAAGTTTGTGTACCCCTAAGTACATACTACCAGATATCAAATCTTTAATATAATAAAGATATGCCTCATATGCCATTGGCTGATTTCCTAAATCAACTTCTTTCATTGATGGTATCTTATAAAAATCAGATTCAGATAACCTAAACTGATTTTTAATACCATTACCACTACTTACTACTAATTCTGCCATAATTTTTATTATTTATTTATTTATTTATTTATTATAGGACTCAACTCTGTCCCTTTCTTATTACATAATAAAGATACGAATAATATATTGAAATTCCTAGCCTTTTATGATTTATTTTAAAAAGTTATTAACAATTTAATGTTTACAGTAGATTGTTTACTGTAAACTCACTACCAAAAGTTTATTGCGTTCGATTCCTCAGGCGCATAAGTGGTATGTGTTACAACTTCGGTGTTGTATTCAGATGCATCCTTCGGATACGGTCTGATTGGGTGTTTTAAACTACCCATTAAATGTTTCTTTTCTTTTTTACTTTGAGGTAACAACTGAATGTACCTATGCTTTGGTGGTTCTTCACGTCTCCAAAATTCAGTATGTCCTTCTTTACCGATTTCTTTACGAAGATGCTCTAAGTTACCACTACCCCATAATGAATATACAGTTCTACTATGAATCCAATTGTATGGGTCTTTGGTTAAAGATATACCCCAATTCGGCATAAGTGCTATATCAGTATTTAATCCCTGATACACCCAATTGGTTGCTTTGTAAATTCCACCAACATGCCCTTCACCGTTATTTGCATAACTAAGTAAACATTTGATGTTTTTATCGTTTTCTTTTAACCACTTAAATGTTTGTGACATTGCAAAAGATTCTATATTAGAACCATACCCGTCATCTATATATAAACGAGTAAGTTCTAATACATTGTCTTTTGTTAATTCTTCAGATATTGAAGTTGCTGCTCTAGCCCCAACTGGGAAACCATATACTGCAACACCGATTAACTTATCTTCACCAAATTGAAATGAACTATCATCTGCTTTGTAGTAAACACCTAATGCGTATCTACAAGCAGTCCAAGCATGCGTATAATGCTTTTTGATAATCATATCTTTGGCAATAGATTTTGCTATTGGCGCTATATGTACCTTAGATACATCACAGTAATCCTTTCCCTCTTCTTTCATAACTGATTATTGATAATTGTTAAATTCCCCAAACAACAAGTGTTTCCAAGTCTCACCTTTCACTATCCTACGGATATTAGCTGACGATACTCCATTATTCCTCGCCAAAACCTTTATGTTTCGATGTCCTATTTTATATAGGGTTCTAATAGATTTCACTTGCTCTTCGGTAAGTTTATGTGCTGGGTGTGATTCTCCTCTTAATGCCATTGTTCTTCGTAACTTTTTATTATTGTAAATATACAAAACTTTTTTGGATTTTCCTAATTTATTTTGCTGCATTTATATAAGTAGATGCTTGCTGCACTCCTATGAACCGGTGTACTACCACACCATCATTTATTAATATCACAGTTGGTATATTTTTAACATTATATTGTGTAGCTACATCCGGTTGGGAATCTACATCGATTTTTTGAACAGTAACCGATTGTCCTACTTGAGCCATAATCGGGCTTAGTGTTTTACATGGGCCACACCATTCGGCCGAAAAGTATAAATATTTCATATTATTGTTGTTTTAAATGTTATTAAAAATGAAATGGGGGTAGCGAACCCCCCATCTCTCCGTTACGAATAACGGTCCTAAAGGTGGTCGTTAGACCACATTATCGTTACCCATCACAGGATAAACAATCCGGGTCCATTGCTCTTTCAGCAATATCACCTCTTAATACTGATTCAGTTCGTGTATAGTAAAGTGTTTTTACACCTTGCTTCCACGCCTCCATATGTACAGTATTCATCCATTTTGGTGTTGCTACTGATGGGAATGCCAAATTAAGCGATACCGATTGGTCTATATACTGCTGTCTAATTCCAGCCTGTCTAACTAATTCCAGCTGATTGATTTCTTTGAATGTTTTAAATACATCCTTAATTTCATCAGTTACAGATAATTCTTTAACATCATCTCTACTAATAATCTTACCATCACAGAAAACCCAATTATCCAATTCAGTTAATCCTTGAACACTACCTTCATCTGCAAGAATCGTATCCCAAGTATCTTTATTATTCATACCAATCTTACGAAGAACTTTTTCTAATTCTTTGTTTTTTCTGATGAACGTTCCTTTTGATGTTTGTTCGGTGAATACATTTGCAGCCCAAGGTTCAATACCCGGAGAAACATTACCACTCAGTTTAGAATTAGATACAGTTGGAGCGATTGCTCTTAAATGAGTATTTCTCATTGATTGACCAACACACCATAATGGTTCACCCATTTCCTCTGCCATATCTCTACTCGCTCTTTCAGATTCGATTTTCATTTGAGAAAATATCTTACGAGTTTCAAATTGAGAAGTTAATGAATCAAACGGAATACCTCTTTGTTGTAAGTAAGTATGCCACCCTAATACACCTAATCCTAATGCTCTACCTTTTTGTGCTGAACGTACAGAGTTTTCAAATCCTCTCATATTCTTAGCCTTTTGTATAAATTCCTCAAGTACACCATCTAAAAACCATGTAGCGGTATATACTAAATCAGTATCTTTCCACTCATCATATTTAGATAAGTTTAGTGATGATAAACAGCAAACAAATGAGTGATTTTCATCTGTATGTAAAGTAATTTCAGAACAAATGTTCGTCATATGTACTTTTAATCCATTTTTCTTATATGCTTCTGGGTTTTGTTTATTAACATTACCTTTATACATAATATAAGGTTCACCTGTTGCTTTACGCTTTGCGATTACCTTACCCCACTTTCTACGAGCCTCTTCATCGCCATCTTCTAACTTTCTCATAAACTTATCACCAACAACTACACATTGGTGTAGATTTAAACACTGTCGGTTCACATCACCCTTTGGTTCACGGATATCAATCCATTCATCAAAATCAGAATGCTCTATGTTTAAGTTTACAGATGCTGCACCACGTCTTACAGAACCTTGATTGGTTGCTATAACAGTAGAGTCGTATATCTTACAAAATGGAACTACACCATCGGATGTACCATTCTGTGTAATTTTAGCTCCGGCTGGTCTGATTTGATTAATACCAATACCAACACCACCTCCATGTTTAGCTAACAACATCATTTCTAAATTCTTAGTTCCAATATCTTGTATTGAATCTGCTACATCTACACCGAAGCAACTAATAGGTAATCCCCTATCAGTACCAGTATTTGATAATACAGGTGATGCTAAGTTCAACCAACCCTTCCAAACGTAATCAAAAAACTTAGATGCCATCTGTGGTTTATTTAATCTACGTGCTACTGTGGTACAAACTCGCCAATACGCATCCTTTGGTGTTTCTCCCGCTAAGAGATACCCATTACTGATGGTTTTGACGTATATTTCTGTGTTTGCCCATTCTGGGAAATCTACACCGAGCTCCCATCCTAAATCTTCTGCTAAATTCTTCATGCTTTTATAAATACCCCATTTGTTGTTACTCCCTTACGGTCCTTTATCTCATCCCATGCAGCAGTCAAACATTCTTCCGGTGTAAACCCACATTGTTTTGCTAAAATGATTAGAGTTACAAATGAATCCCCAATACCATCTTTTAATTCATGCTGGTCGTTCTTCGCAAGAGCTCCGGCGGTCTCACCAACCTCTTCCATCACTTTTAACATCTGCTTAGTTGCGTTCTCTGGTTTAAGAATTGATTTATCATCAGCCCATTCGAGTACATTATCAATTAATACATTAAATTTCATAACTGTTTGTTTTTTTATATTATTATTATTATTACTATTACTTACCACATATCACTAAAATCATCGCCTTCGTTAGGTTTACTATAATCAGTAGGTCTAACTGCGAAGAAATCGGTATGTGTTGCCCCACCTGTAAGATGGTAAAACCAATCCAATTCATCGGCTTTCTTTTCATCGTATTCGAATATACCACCATATCCAAGTTCTTTTAATTTCTCATTACCTCTTTTTGAGATGAAATGCTTTAAATCATCCTTCTTTAGGTTTTCTAAATCACCCATTTCAAATATCTTATCAATAAACTCATGTTCCATTCCTATCATTAATCGGGCAGCCTCTTCTATTGATGATTTGGAAGCCTCTTTTAATTCAGGGTATTCTGAACACAGTTGATTGAATAACTGACATCCCATTTTACTATGTAATGATTCATCCCTTACAGACCATTTCATTTGCTGTCCAATACCTTTTAATAAATTTCTCATTTGGAAACTATATAAAACTGCAAATGAACTATATAAACTCACACCTTCTGCGAATGCTGAGAATATTGCTAATGAACGGGCTACATCCTCTCTAGCCTCACTACTCTTTGCTAAATCCTTATAAGTGTATTTACCACCAGTACCCATTAGGTATTCGAATTTGTTAGCCATAGTCGGTTCATGTAGGAATCCATCAAAATCATCTAATCCCAATGATTCATTAAGGTAAGAGTATGCAGTTGCATGTATCGTTTCCTGCGAACCAAACATTATAGCCATCTGCTTAATTTCCCACTTTGGAAACCAATCAGTTACCATTGTAGTCCAATAATCAGAAACAGCACATTCCGTTTGTGCAAATCCCAATAGGATATTCCCTACTAAATTCTTCTCAGATTCACTAAGATTCTCGTTCCAATCCTTTATATCACCCTGCATTGCGATTTCAGTATGTAACCAAAACGCTTGTGCTTGCTTTAACCAACCTTCAGTATAATACTCAGGGTATTCGAATGGTTTATATGCTACTCTTTCTTTAAATATTGACATAGATTTCTTTTTATTTTTAGTGTAATTTATTTATTGGGTGATTATAAGTATGGATTAAAAATCAATATCATTATTCAATTCATTGTATTTTTGTAACAAATTCTTTCGTACCATACTCTCCCCTTTGTTCATCTCCGTTTTGGTATTTTGACCATCAATGGAATCATCTGAATAAATACTCATCCTACCGTTACTCATATTTGCTTTAGAAGGTAGAGTCATTCCATCCGGTCCGAATCTATTTTTAATAACGTGCCATCGACCCGTTCCTGCTAATTTATCTTCGATTTTTCTACTCAATGAAACTACGAAATCAGCGGTCATTAACTTAGAGAATGAACCTGCGATTGATGTACCTGTAATAACATCTTGGTCTGCTCCACTTCTATTAATCTGTGATGCTGTATATAACGGACATTCATATTCACCAGCAATTCCTCTTAAACCTTCCACCAATTCCTCTAACTCTTCATGTCGTTCCTTTCTACTATTCCCTTTCAGTAAATCAGCGTAATCACAAATTATTACATCAGGTTTCTTACCTTGTAGTATTAGTTTATCCAAACTAGCCCTCATTGCGTTCAATCCTGCCGATTTAGTTGGCCAATATTTTACTATCAACTCACCTTCTAAATTAGCAACCTGTCGTTCAACATCTTCAATGTTAAATTTAAGGTTTTGTACTGCAGTACCTGTTAGTATTGCATCATACCTCTGACCTACATACCCTTCATTTAACTCCAATGTATAATGAACTACAGTTTTACCAGCTTTTACAGCGGCCATTCCAACATTAATTAATGCCCACGATTTACCAATACCCGGAGGTGCAGCAAATAGTATAAGTTCACCTTTTCCAAACCCACCATCAACTAATTCATCAACAACATCCCATCCAGTCGGAATTACATTTCTGATATTCTCCTCATAACGGGCTTTTACATCAGCCTTATACTCATGACCGATATCAGTATCCTGCCCCTGCTTCATAGCGTTATCAATCTTCTCTTTGATAACATCAAATTTACCTTCTTCAAGTAATTGAACAGATTCTAAAATAACACCCTTAAAGTTTTGATTTTTACAAAACTCTAACGTTTGCTCTTTAACGTAATCCAAATCATCGGATTCAATTTGCTTCCAAACTTGCTTTAAGTTGTCTAAAACCGATTGTTTTAATACATCCCTCTGTACCTTATCTATCTCAACTTTAAACACATCTAAGGTTGGTAGTTCATTATATTCATCAAAATGTTTTAGTATAGTCTTTACCAACCACTCATTTGCATCCGAGTCGAATGCATCTGGTGATAATATATCATATACCGTTTGAAGGAATACCCTGTCAGATAGTAGCGCTGAGATTATTTTGATTTGAAAGCTCGTTCCAAATTTATTTCCGAATTTATCCATAGGATGTAAATATACAAATTTTATTTTAAACTAACAAGCTATTTCTTAGTTTGTTTTGAATAGGTGTCTAATTCAGTCCAAGTATTAGCTAACCACACCTCAATATTCTTAAAGGCTGTATATAGTTTGTCAACCATAAAGTCTTTTTTGAACTGAAATGAGTTTAACCCTTCTATTGGCGAATCTATCATACTACGAACAGTTGATGTTATTGCTGAACTCAACATATCAGGTTCTTCTAACTGCATTAAGTCATAGTTCAATGTTAATACATCTTTACTATCCATTATCTTTGCCTTTAGCTTTTCATCATCTAACTTTAACACATTTTCAAACAATTTATCCATACTCATATTATCTTCTTGTAAGAATGGTAATTTGTTAATAATGGTTTTAGGTCCTACCCCTTTAACACCGGGGATATTATCTGATTTATCTCCATCGAATATTCTGAAATACACTAAGTTCTTTGATGGAACTCCATATAAATCTAAAACATCATCAGGATGCATCCATTTCTTTTTGGTTGGTTGATACACAGAGATTCTATCATCAACTAATTGTAAGAAATCCTTATCAGATGAGATTATCATAACTTCCTTTTTGAATACATGCCTCGCAGCATATGCCATAATATCATCAGCTTCAACATAATCTACAAAACACACATCAAGTGGAAGTAAATCTAAGTACCTCATCAACGTATTGAATTGGTTCTTCATAGATTCTTTCTGGTCCTCTAAATCTTCGTATCCAGCTAATCTGTTTACTTTAGTCATCCCAGTTCTACCTTCCTTATAACCTTTATACATTTTCTTTCTACGAGTTGAACCACCCTTTCCATCAAATACCATAAAAACTCTAGTAGGTTTATTATTTCGGATAAGAGCGCCGAGGGATAACAGAAAACCTGTTACCCCGCCGACGTGATTCCCATCGTCATTTAATGTCGGAACTGCTCCAAAACATCTGATAAACATATTAAGACCATCAACAATCATTACTTTATCATTAACATCGCCATGCTTTGTCTCTGATAGATTGCTGAATATTTCTTTATATTTCGTGTCCATCATCTAATTGAGTTGTATCTGTGTTTGCGTTTCGGGATGCTTCTTTGTACCCCAAAATGTATGCATCACAGATTTGTTTATATATTTCCTCTTTAATTGCTGGATTCTCATCCAATTTCTTTTCGAAATCCTTTGCTTGAAATTTAATAATCTCACCAGTATCTTTAGAAGTCCATGTGTACCATGCACCACCTTGTTCTAGTAACTTATATGTTTTCATAGTGTTAAGCCATGAAGCATATCTATCAATTCCCCTATCAAAGTATATTTCAAAATCTATTGAACGTAATGGTGGGCCCATTCGGTTTTTAATAACCTGAACTCTTGTCTTAATTCCAACTGCCTGTTCAACTCCACCAATTTTAGCGTTAAGTTTACCCATCTGTTTCATTCTCAATCTACAAGATGCGTGAAACCCTAATGCTTTACCACCTGAGGTTGTGTATGGGTCTCCAAAGGATACACCCAACCTAACTCTCAGTTGATTTGTAAATACCACTAAGATTCTCTCTCTTCCAATAAGGTTAGTAATCTTTCTCATTGCTTTTGAAATGATTATAGCCTTTTGGGTTGCGTAACCCGCTTGGTCATAATCAGCTGCAAGTTCCACTTTAGTGGTTGCTGCAGCGACTGAATCAACTACAATTGTTACTAATCTTTTCTTATCTGATTTTCTTACTGATTCAATAATAGAATCCATAGCTGCAAATATATCTTCCACCGTTTCCATAGGTACATAAAGTAACTTGGCGGTATCAATACCTAATGCTTCTAAAAACTCTTGATTGATTGCGTTCTCTGTATCAATGTACACTGCTAACCCACCCTTCTTCTGGCAGTTTGCTAATGTATGTGCTGATAGTAGAGATTTTCCACTTGCTTCTAAACCCGTAACTTCAACTATTCGTCCGACAGGAAATCCACCGTTAGGTCGATTCGATATTGCTAAGTCTAGCATATCATCCCCAGTAGACACCCACTCCGTTAAGTCGGTGGGTGTCTGTTCTGAGCCATCTAAGAAATAAGCAGCCTGTGCTTGTCCTTTGAACTTTTTATTAAGATTATCGGCGAGAAGTGAGGATAATTCATCACGATTCGTTGCCATATATCTTAATTTTTAGTTGTTAAATAAATCATCAAATGCGTCCTTTACATCAGCAGTCTTACCAGAAGGTACAGATGCTTTAGGTGCGTTTGTGTTGTTTGAAGTTGATTGTGGTTGTTGAGCCGGAGTAGATTCAGCTTCTGCTGTATCACCTACTTGCCCAGTTTCCATCCAAGTTTCCAATAAACCTTTCATCTCATCATAATCATATTTTTTGAACATTGAAGGTAACTCAATTTGGTCTTTCAACATTGTTAAAATATTCTTATCTTCTGAGATAGATGTTTGATTTGGTTTTACTCTGATGTAAGTTTCTGGGTAGTTTTTCCCTAACTCTTTTGCTGTTTTGAATTCTACGGTGATATCTCTCCCACTCATTGGGTCAGTTAAATCTCCATAATCAGGATCTGCGAAGAACGCAAGTAGTTCCTGATAAACTGTTTTACCGAATCCCCAAAATTTAACTCCTTCAGATTCTTCACCACGAACCAATACTGGAACGTATGTTCTCATCTTAGGTGTTAATTGTTTTGATAAATTCCAATCGTTTCTATCACCGGTTGCCTTCAATTGTTGAGCGAACTCTACTAATGGGTCAGCCTCACCATGTGTTTGAGGTGAAAGGATATTCTTACCACCAAATCCGTAGTGGAAGAACAATTCAATAAACGGGTTGGATTCGTTGTGGATGTAAGGTACTATTCTTACTTGTTGTTTACCTGGTTTCGGTTTCCAAAGGTTATCTGTTTTTGTTACCTTCGTTTGTAGACTGTCTAGTCTGTTTCTAATTGCATTTAAATCAATTGCCATAATTTACTCTGTTTTTGTTATTAATTAATTATTATTTATGTAAATATACGAAATATTTCTCAACATTCCTAATTATATTTCAGTTTTTATTTCAACACCTATTTAACCCCATGTGTTGATATGGTTACAAATATACGAAATATTATTTAATATTCCTAATTATATTTAGTTTTTATTTCAACGCCTATTTAACCCCATGCGTTGATATGGTTACAAATATACGAAAAGAATTTGAATTAACCAAGCCTTTTCGTATATATTTTGTAATTTCTTTATTTAGTAAGCGAATGCACCTTTGTGCTTTTTAGCCATTTTTAAAGCGGCTTTAATTGCAGTTGCTTCATCTTTGATATCACTAAATCCAAAGTCGAATTCGTTAGCCCAGATTTTCATACCTTTCTTAGCCTTTAATGTTACAACCCAGTAACCATCCATATCTTCTTCAACATCTAATTTGTTTTTTCCACCAGGAACACTAAATGATGTGATAACTGATACACTACCGTTCTTTCTAGTAGTATGCTCAATTTCCTTATCTAGGATATTTTCTAAACCTTTCATTAGGAAATTGTTTTTACCGGGAGTCATTCCCATCCCTTCACTAAGGTTTTCAGTTAATGCGTTAGTTAACTCCAATTGTAAATCTTCTACTGCTACATCATAATCATCTTGGTCTGCATCACCTTGTTCTAAATCGAAATCTAAAAGTTCAAGTGATTTATACTCTTCCATAATATCTTTATAATCTTTTTTAGATATTTTTGATTTCATCTTCTTAATGAATTTTTCAAACTCTTTTGGTGTCTCAAGTCGTTTGATATCTCTATCGTGATTACCTGATTCATTTAAGCTTTTGAAGGATTTAATTTGCTCCATCATTAACTTTCTATTTTCTTCTAAATTTGCCATAGTATGCCTCTGTTGTTATTACTGTGTAAATATACAACATTTAATTGTATATTCCTAATTATATTCTTATTTTTCTTTTAATAAATATTAAGTTGTTTTAATTAACATCAACTATACTGAATAATTTAGTAGTTACTACCTTATATCCATCGCCATCTGTAAGTACCATTGAGTTTTTATACTCACTCCAATCAACTTGATATTGATTATCCACAACACCCCCATTTAAATCTAATATCAATCGATTCAATGCGTTAATAGTGTAGATAGTATTACTTTCCTTCTTACGATGTACCATTATTGTATTTGGTACAAAGCTTGCGTTTCGGTCTGGTACGATGTTATAACTTATTACCAATTCTTTAGTTGGGTTAAGTTTTAATATAAATATCTTTCTACTGAATACCTCATGTCGTTTCAAAATGTTTGCTAACATCTCTTCGAATGTGGGTTCAGTTGTAAATGTACATAATAATTGTGTTCTCACTCATCTCTCCGATATTATAATATATTTTTCCTAATATAGTTCATATTTACAACTTTTGAACCTTCAATTACAAATGTAGTTGAAGTTTTACTATTAGTTCTAAATGTTACCATATTGTACATAGGTGATTGTGTTTTTTTATTCAAATGACTTAACATAAGAGTTGAAACCGCCATATACCCATCAGCTTGTGCTGCTGAGTTAACTATAAGTACATTTTCAGGCATATCACTAAATGCTGATATACGTTCTTCTACGAATTCCTTTCCTGTTTTTAAGAATGTCCACGCAGTACCACCACCATTTGGCTTTAACCCATATACTTTTACTAATGGTAATGATGTTCGTCCGAAGTACATTTCCTTTTCTAATGTCAGCATATCTTTAAATAATTGGTCCACTTCCTTTTGTTGACCACTAGCACCCGATAATATCCTCTCAATAGAATCGTATGCTTTGGCGTTTGCCATTAACTTTCTAACTATATCAGCTGATGGTTTGGATGCCTTTGGGATTACGGTGTTACCTACTGATTTTAACCCAGGCTTTTTCGTTTTCTTTAATACTAATAGAAATTTATTTGAGGTGTATGTGTATAGTTTACCAAATGCATCTGCGTCTTGTGCAATTGCTTCAACTTTATCTTCTATTGAGATTTTTCCCTTTTTTTCTAATATCAAGGATTCATCTAAATACTTCTTATCTACTGATAGATTCATTATGAAATCATCGGTTTTCTTTTCAGATTTCTTTTTAGCTGATTGTAGTGCTTTTAAATTAGCTTTAAAGAATGAACCAAACATAGTACTCATTTGAGAAATCTTATCAATGATAGCCTTTCCTACACTTTTTACAAACTTCAATCCCTTATCAAATAAATCTTTTAATCCTTCATCTAACTGAACACCTTCATGTATAAACATATTAGCTAAATCATCATTTGACATCATTCCGAACTTTTTAGCGAAATCACTTGTGATTTTTCCTAATTGAGCCTCACCTTCTGCCTGTTTTAATGATATTTGGAAAAACTTCTCACCTGATGTTAATGTACATAACCCATTACTATCGTATGAGATTTTTTCGGTTTTTAAATTCTCTATGAAACTAGCAACACTACCCTTTACAATGACACAATCAGCAGTATTCTTTTTACTACCTTCGGCTTTCGTATGTGGGTTTTTACTTTCGGCTGTATAATAATCTTCGATTCTTCCGTGAATAATACTCCAACCCTTTGTTCCTTTAATCTTACAGAATCTATCCATTCCGGCCGCAATTGCACATACTTGAATAATATTTACAATAGAGGCTTTACTCAACATAGATACTATATCATTACTGGCCCAATCCTGTCCCGTCAACGTTGATGTTACTGTATTTTTAAAGGTAGTAACTAATTTTGGAAGTGTTTCATCGGTTGCGTTATTGAAATCACTAAGGAATTTCTCTGCATTAATATAAACACCTAACAGAGCGGCAGTTTCCTTATCACCTGTATCTAATTTAAATGAGGTATTATCCTTATAATGTTTGAACATATTACCAACTGATGTACCTTTACCTTTTATATGGTAAACTTTTCCGTTAGCCCCTTTTAGATAAACCTCAATTCCAGTATCATCACCGACTTGGATTGCATCAGCAGTTGGTTTAACTTTCGTAGCCGGCATTGTCATCATCGGTGCACCATCTTCAATTCTTGCGGCAAATGATTTTTGACCACTTGAACTCCACATCACTTTGTGTCCTAATCCATAATCATCGGAATAAACACTAGCCTCACTTAATATAGCCCCTAATTCAATTAATATATTTTCTTTTAACTTATCTTTTTCATAATCAGTAAGTCCATTAAGTTTAATATCTTTAACTGCATCATCCTTATCATCAATTTCTTCATCAGGCTCTTCACCTTCGATTTCTTCAACTTCTTCATCTTCTGTAATTTCTTCATCATCAGACCAACTAGCTATTTGTGCTGAAACTGATGTTTGTGTTTTATTTACCTTAGTACCAGAATCAATATTACCTTTAGGTATAAAATTTGTAGGTGAGTTTGTAACACTCTCTACTATATAATCTATAAAGTCATCATCCAATTCTAAATCTTCCCTTAAAATTGTTTTAAGTGCTTTAATGGATGCTTCACTTTTTGGGTCTTTTAAAGCAACTCCTGCTTCAACCCACCATAACGTCATAATCTCTTTAAGAAAATTCTTCATATTATTTACCTGTTTCTTTTATATTAATCGACTTCATTTCTGAGTAACGATTACCCTTCTCTAATTTGGTAGGGAATCCATTTACTTCTATAAGTATCTTTAAATCTTTAATTAACTCAATTTCCGAAGGATGCATATCCAATAAATATGAATCATAAGTGTATAACACCATTTTTGACTTCATATCTTTCATCTTATCCATTAATTTAGAAAGTATAACCATATTTAACTCTGTTTCGGTTGACTGTAATACATAATTAAACAGTTTATTAGCGTTCATCTCATTTAGGTTACTTCTAACGAGCTTTCTCCCCATTGGAGTTCTAATATACCCATTACGTGTGAACTCAACCCACATCTTATCTATCTTATGTGAAACCTTCTTAAATAACGGAATATGTAAGTACTCATCTTGTACACCACCATATAATTGTCGGAACGTTATCGGTTTTGATTCACTATAGGAAACTCCATACATATCGGCTAATGCTTGGTGACCGGAAATATCTAATGGAATTGGCTCATCCACCATTTTACCAATGATACGAGGATGATAGGCATCATAATCAAATTGTATTAATGTACCCCCATCAAATCTACTCACAAATCTATCTCTACTACCATTCTCTTTATTAAGTGCAGCATAGTTGATACCCCCAAAGTTGTTTGAAGGTCTTGATGTTAGCGTAAACGGATGATATTGAGTCCACTCCATCCCACTCTCTGTCCAAATCCCACTCTTTTCCACTTTGGATAATGACTCAATATAGAAATTGTCAAATTTCTTCACACTTTTTTCGATTTCCCCACCTACATCGTAATATCGTAGGAACTCATTTCTCGTTTGTCTGATTGATTCTATATGTTTAGTAATTGGTACAATGTTATTTGTCCATTTCATATTATGAAACTTTCTCTGATAAAACGTATGTGCTGATGTTGGGTACTCTTTTAGGTTTTCGTTATCTTGTAAGTATTTGTACCACCCCGCCTCAACCGTTTGTGGGAGTTCAATCATATTTAGGAAGGATTTCTTCCCAAACACATTTGCCTCCTTTATATCGAACGTTATATCACTTAGGGATGACGTATGGTAATCACTATTACCAATGTTAATAATAACTTCCCGCTTTTCCTCTATATCATAGATGTATAGTAGTGATAGTTTATTTTGCGCAGGGTGAAGATGTACATCCGCCCATATTGGGTGCATATACACTTTATTCATTACTATAGAACCTTTACTTTTGAAATCAATCATATTACAAATATACGGAATTTATTTTAAATATCCAAATGAGATAGCTTTTCTTTTAACCTCTTCATATGTTTACATGGAGTGTAACTACGGAATTCCCTAGCTGGACACTCACAATCTGATATTTTATAGTTGGTTACTGTTACGTTATAGTAGGATAGTTTACCGGTCTTTTTATTCCGGCTACCCATTTCCCTATATTGCCACTTATTTACCATCCGCTGAATTTATACGTTCAACTGCCTCAATTATCTTATCACAATTTACCAATGATGCTTCAATTCCAGTTCCATCTGAATAATCTAAACTCCATCTTCCATCCTGTAACATTTCGAAATCCTCTTTTAAGAATTTAATTCTGTTTAATATTTCTTTTAAGTCTTTATCCATTACTCTGTTCTTAATAGTGAATATAAAACTTCCGAGTGTAATATCGTTGGTTGAACGAATTCCATCTCATGCTCCAAATACTCAAACTTTTCGTAGTTTGATGATTGTGCTGAAACTATCTGTTTAAGATGAGATTCCAACTTTGTTGAATACATTACAGTATCCGAGTCTACTTCAATTTCGAAGATATGACCACCTTTGGGTTTCCAGCTCTGCGGACATTTCCCTTTACCATCCCAATCATGGGCTGCGTAATTCTCAAAGTATTGAGAATGGATTTTTAATTTACTTTTCATTTTTTATTTAGTTTTACGTTTATATTTTTTACAATCTTCTTTACTTCCTTGGAATACAACTGAATCATCTATAGTATCTATGACCTGATAAACATCGTTATATTCATATAATCCTATTATTCTTAATTCCTTTTTCATATTATCTGTATAATGTTACGAAATCACCGAAGTGTTTATCAAATACTTTAATTAAGTTTTCATAATCCCCAGCCATCATATCATCTCTAACTGGTTCGTAATGATATCCTAATTGTGAACATATCCTCTTAGCCGTTCCGATTAAGAAATAAGCGTTTCCTTGAGGGCCTGTTAAATCTAACTCAAGTCCATTTATTTGTTTTTTGCTCTTTATCATAACTTACGATTTTATTGTTACCATGCTCATTGGAACATTGTATTGATTATTGATAACTACTTTAGTTCTATTGATTTTTGTTACCTTACATATCTCATTTCGTAATCTAGGATGATTAACGGTAACTGATACACCTACATAAAGAGAACCCTTAGTGGTTTGTGCACTCATATTGTTTTTGATTTTGATAATCTCAACAACTTTGGAATTTAGAGTTCTTAACTCCTCTACTGATAATTTACTTAATTCTGAATAATTCATACTTTCTAATTTTTAATTCTTAATGGATGGTGGTATCTCCCCCATCTCAACTACACTACTAATATACGACTATTAGCCGAGTCTACCAAATTTCTAATGTTAAGAAATTGTTAAGGTTTTAATACCCTATAAATTCCAACTCAACATCATTAACTATACCGGCTGAAACTCCATCTGAAAATTCATCGTTTAACCAATAGTTCTGAATGTTATCTAATTCTGTAATTGTACGTTCGTAGATATCATTGAAATCAAATCCATCACCAAATCCATAAGCACAAATCAGTTTTGAGATTTCTCTTAGTTTGGGTTCATCATCATTTGTTTTTGAGTTTTTCAACTGAATTAGAAGTTCAGCTTTCATCTGTTGAGCTACTTTATCGTTGTGCTCATACATTTCGTTACTCCAAGGTTTTGTGATTTGGATTCCGTACTTGTTTGTTGATTTTATCATAATTATTATGTTTTTGAGTGGGGTCTTAGTTAACCCCCTTTCTTATTACATAATAAAGATACGACAATTATTTGGATTTAACAAGCTTTTTCTACTTTATTTTGAAAAGTTATTAACAATCGTATGTTGGTAACTGATTTTAAGCCGTAATAGCAGTAAAATCAGTTACATATCGTTTTAGTGTTGGATAATCCTCTGAGTGGAGTGTTATTGTACGTTGATTGGTATCAATGATACCTGCTTCTTTAATATTACCATTAGAATCGATTATATCAAAATCGGGACCTGCAATCTTCCATCTAAGTGAGAATCGTTTCCATAGATACTTATCTAACCCATCTTTAGTCCCAACGGCACCAAACCCATCCTTATCTAATTCAGTAATATTAGCATCATTTACTTTATATGCGAAATAACGTAACATATACCCAACCGATACATCATCGCTTGTTGGAATTGATATCGATGGATTTGTAAATTTACTTGGAGTTACATCTACACTTTTTATAGCATCATAATCGAAATTCGATACAATACTCATACCGATGTTTGTAAATTCCAACAGCTTATCGTTAATATCAACGTATGGGATTAAAATACGTGATTTACCATCAACGAATGATGGTTCGGAAAATACCTCATTAGTAGTGTATGTATGGTATTGACCAATATACTCAGTATTATCAGTAAACATCCACTCACCACCTTTAGTATTCAACCCATTGGTAGTTTGTCCTTTATTATAATATATTCTACGTCTTTTATCAGCCATAACTTATCCTTGAATTCTCATTATAGTATCTAATGAAGTTTCCCAGCCACCTTGACCATCGAATGAATGTTCGATTGATGTAATCGAAAAATATCCTGCGTTTTTGTTTCTATACTTAGATGGTAATCTATCAACGGTAATTGGCGCCATAAATGGAATACCATGAATACCATCAATTACAACTGATAACTTCAACATCCATAATGATTCTCTAAAAGATGTCATCTGTGAATGACCAGTCGCAGCCAACTGCATTAGGTATGATTTATTTGCATCTGATAATGTATTGATTGTGGAATCAGTATAACCATCATCACCTATTCCGTATTTTCGTTTTTTAAGCTTCGCCTCAGTATCGGTGATACTATCACCATCTGCTGATGTGGTTGAATCTGCGACTGCTGAACTTAATTCAGAACATTCTGGGTATTGAGCCGCTAGTGCTTTCCCACTTGCGGTTTTACCACCGGAAATGGATTCGTATGATGCCATCATTATAGTATCAGCATCAAAGTCAGTATCTAAGGTAACACTTCGAACAATACTATTTTCCGACATTAACTTAAATTCGTATGGAGAAACTTTCTGTGGACTTTCTACCTTACGCCTATTAACTATAAGTATAGTAGATGGTGAATCTTTAGTATTACTAGCAGATGCATCACCTTGCTTTTTTGTTTCAGGTATCAATTGGATTTTAACCAACCCCCCCGTTAATCTCTCTATATCATTAAATATGGTTTTTAAGAATGTTTGAATAGATACATTCGGCTCTGAACCATCCGTAACTTCCCTACCAGCATCTTTAGCCAATTCCATATATAACCTATTCAAATAACCAATCTCCAGCATAATCCCTTTGATACTATTTGGTGGGTTATTGTTTTCTAATGAAGCTTGCGACCAATCGAAGTTACCACTTTCTTGATACTTAGCATGTGAGCCTGGTATTACTATCTGTGATGGGTCAGCTGAGCCTACTGTGTAAAGTGAATGTATAGATGAATCACCACCCTCTCCAAATTCATATGTAACTATACTATTACCTTTTAATTTAGCATTAGTGTATTGTATAAGAGTTTCTAAGTTGGTATATGAACAAAATACTTCAGTATCATTCCAAAATCCCTGTGCTGATAATAACTCTGCTACCCAAAATGGCCTATTGGCTAATATAACACCTGATGTTGTTATAGTTCCAGCCTTAGAAACTAATGTATTATTATCACTAGCATCATTAATACCCGCATCAATTGCTTCTTGATTACCACTTAATCCAAATGCTGTGTTTCTTCCTTGTAATAAATGACCTAACCACGCCGATGGCGCAGACTTTGCCGATTCAGGTGCGGCATTTTCATCGGCGTTTGAAACACCCCCCATTTTAGGCTTTTTCCATAACCCATTTGGGGACATACATTTTACGGAACAGTTGAACCCACCATCACTTTCCATAGAAAATGAAAAGTTGTAAACATTTGCCAACATAGTTCCTTGATTAATACCAGCATTAGCGTTGTTACGCCAACCGAAATCGAATTCAACTTCACCACCTACTCTAAAGAATGATGCTTCTGCTAAGTTTAAGTCAGACATTGAAAATAATTTAAATGAGAATTCAATTTCCCATAAATACGAATCTGTATAATCCTGCCCACCTTCATTTACCATTTTAACTGATGTGATGGTTGGTAGCATTTTTCTAATTCCACTTTCAGTACCATACATACTTAAATGACCACCATCGGGGGCGCTACTATCCCCAATTGACCACTTGTCTGGACATATCGCAGTTTGCGTTTTACCTGTAGTTCGTATATTGATATATGCTGATTTCTTATACATCCAATCCAATGCTCGGTTTGATGTATCGGTTGCCCTAGTAGTTAGTTCCGTAGCCACACCACCGGGCATTTCTGGTTGTAAATCTAATGCCATAACTTATTTATTTAATGTTTGAAATTCAAATAGTATTGCTTCGTGGTCTGTTGGTATTCGTAACTGCATCCCAACTGGTACATTTAAATGACCATTACCGATATTATTAGTTCGTGCTATAATCCACCATAATCGTGCATCTTTATAATATTTATGCGCAAGATTATCTAATCGGTCATCTTGTGTGCCTATTATATAGATATCATTAATATGTCTATCTATTTTAGGATATTTAGTAGTTTTTTTAAAACGTCTACCCGATTCAGTCTTTAATATTTCTATGTGTTCGTATCTATTCATATTATGTATATATTATACGTTAGAGTAAATTTCAGTTCCACCATATGCCGGCTTACTTTTACCTAACACCTTTAATCCAACTGAAACCTCAATACCCATTGGTAATTCACCGATATATTCAGCATCACCTTGTTTGGATATATCCCAAGGAGTTTCATCTGACATTGAGTATGATAGCGATTCTATGAATACTAGCTCATCTTTGAATAAAGTACCCAATGTGAATTTTGTTATCATACCATTATACCCAGCACTTCCACCATAAACTGGCATCGTTAATGATGCTAACTTACTTAATTTCGTATATATAGGTTTCATCTCAATTCGGGAAGTAGCATATACTTGTATATTGAACGATACACTACGTTCGAATGATTTATATGCGTATGCATTATCAGCTCTACCATTATATTTATACGAATCCCAAGAAGGTGAGAATGTATCAGTAATACCATTAACAGCTCCTCTAAATTGTAATATCTCTTCACCGGTTTTGAAATAACAATGAACTAAATCATTTTCTATTTGTGAGTTGGGCGTTTTTGCTTGTATTAAATCAAACCTACCATAGTTACCGGAATGTGCCTGCGTTTTCCAATGCTCAGTTCGGTTTTCCAATGGACCTAAAAGACCCGGAGTTCCGAAATTAACACGGTCCCTTAGATTTTTATCAGTATAATTCTCAGAATTGAAGAGTGCTTGTGAATTATCATTGGTAAGATTACCTCTGAAATCGTTAATTGTAGCATCACCAGCTATTCGAGTTGGAATATCACCATATGAAATTGTTTCATAATCTTTAATTACTTCAGCAGCTGGAATCGTACCATCACCTATAACATCTTGCTTATGTCTACCACGAACATCAGTATAATCGGATGCACCACCTACTGGCGATGAAACTAATCGCTGTGGTTCGGCTACCCCAAACTCCTTTTTATCATCATCGGTTAAATCAAGCCAAGCATCACCATATGTATTTTTAGAATCAGTTCCAATTTTTGGTGTTGCTACACCCATCCCATTGGTCATATCAGGTGATGTTGTTACCACTCGCGTCGGCACCATACCATTTGGTATTAGTCCATATAATGAATTTGGTCCACCTTTACCCAATAAGGTTGTGAACGGCATTCCTTTTTTTGTAGGATTATCACCAAATGATTCATTGTGTAACTGAACTAATCGGTTACCAGTCCCCGGACTTATTAATGCCGTATCCGATAAAGAACCTTTATGGAATATAGCCTTCGCCTTTTGTACTGATTCATATGAACCATCGTTTAAATCAAACGGGGTTATACCATGTCGATTTGGGTGAAACCCTATGTGTTGACCTAATACAGATGCTAATGTATTTATAGGAGTCCATATCTTTGTTTTTCTAATAGGACCTAATGATTCTACATTTGGATTGGATTGCTGTAATCCGAATTGTTTAATTCCGAATAATACACCATTAATAGATGCCATCCATTTACCAATTCTCACAGCATCAATTGCTGCTCTTACAGTTGAGGTTATTACACCACCTCTTATAAGACCATCATCAAAATTAATACCAGCGATTCCCCAATTCTGAGGTTCGTTACCCTTCGTACCCTTTCTCTGAATACCTCTAAGGATTAATGGGTGTTTAAATAATGTTAACCCTGTGTTATGTGCATCTTCTCTTAAATTATACTTATCGTACATTTCATCTAAGAAAGATGGTGAATGTCGTTGTTGCATCGTATTACCGATACTATTGTATGATGATTCATAATTTACACTATCAGGTGTATATGTCTGAACTGCTCCACTTTTTGTTTTGGATTTGAACTGTTTATACCCAGTACTGAATGATAGTGAATTGTTTGGTAATGTATGATTACTTAATGTAGATGATGTACTATCCCAATTTTCTCCTGCAGAATCCACTCCTAAGAATTTAGATGGTGCTCTATGAAATAAATTAGTTACCTTACTATTCTGCTCATATGTAAATCCAACAGCGTTCGTATCGGGAAAGAAGTTAGTACTACCCAATTCACCATATAGTGATGATGTACCATCAAATTTAGTACCAGCTACACCCTTAAAGCGAGTTGGTGATTTATGTATTTGATTTAGAGTGAACCCAGACGCATGTTTATCTACAATGAAGTTAACAGCCGATGGTGTTCTAGCATTATCGGTATGACGGGGATTGAATGTAAATGATGGTGTGTTTGTTTCACCTAAGAATTTAGATGTAATTGCAGCAACCGTTGGTGTCGTTTCACCTAAGAACTTTGAGCTTCTATTAGATTCAATTGGATTAGTTTCACCTAAGAACTTTGAGCTTCTATTAGATTCAATTGGATTAGTTTCACCTAAGAATTTAGATTCTCTGTTAGATTCAATCGGAGTTGTTTCTCCTAAAAACTTAGATTCTTTATTAGATTCAATTGGAGTTGTTTCTCCTAAAAACGTTTCTTTTAAGATTCCGTTAGATTTATTGTTTTTGGAATTGGGAGTCGTTTCACCTAAGTAACGACCATCTAAGTTCATTGGCTTAGTATTAGTTTCACCTAAGAACTTTGAATCTCGGTTAGATTCAATTGGAGTTGTTTCCCCTAAGTAACGTTCCTCTAACCCCATTGGTTTAGTGGATGTTTCTCCTAAAAACTTAGATTCTTTATTAGATTCAATTGGAGTTGTTTCTCCTAAAAACTTTGAACTAATATCGGATTTAGTAGGATTAGTTTCACCTAAGTAACGCTCTTCTAAACTCATTGGCTTAGTAGATGTTTCTCCTAAAAACTTAGATTCTTTATTAGATTCAGTTGGAGTCGTTTCACCTAAGAACTTCTCAGAGGTATCCATTTTAGTAGGATTAGTTTCACCTAAGAACTTCTCTAAATTAGTCATAGGAGTTGGTGTTGTTTCACCTAAGAATTGTGATTTGCTATCTGATTTAGTTGGTGTTGTTTCACCTTTAAATTTATCAGTTGTAACGAATGGTATAACTGTAGTTTCACCTTTGAATTTATCACCTTGTTTAATTGGAGTAGTATCTACACCCGATTTATTCGGTGTGTTTTTTGCAATAGCAACTTTAGGAGTAGATTCTAACATCCCACCAAGCGGTCGTTGATTACCACCTTTATTAACCTCAACGTTAGGTTTATCAACCAAAGGTGTTTTCTTCGGTATCCTAAAGTCGGATAATATCGATTTTAAGTCTTTTAATGCCATCTCTATATTAACCCAATTTAATTATTTTACTATTATTATTTACTACTCGCCTGCTGACGTTGTACTCTCGTTATACGAGATACCACTTTCCCATCTACATTAATAAGTATCGGTTGGGATTGAATATCTGAACGTAATCCTTTTAATTCTTCTAATAATGCTGATGATGAACTCCCACCAGCTGATTTATCTGTGGATGTCGATTCATCTGAGTTACCACCCATTCCAAAGAATTCACCTAAACTCTCTAATGCCGGAGCAACTGCCCCTAACATACTTAATCCTGCAATAACAGGTGATGCTAATAGACCTGCGAATGAGAACGCTGCTAATCCACCGGCTACTGCGTATAACCCACTTGCCAAATCACCAGTTACGGATGATAATCGTAGTAATGGGTCTATCATACTATCTATATTTTGTAGAGCTGAACCTAATCCACCCATATTCGTTGTTATATCACCTAACGCCTGTGCAGTTATAGATAATCCCGGAGCCATTAATGATAATGCTCCAATATCATCCATAATACCACCACCGAAGAACCCTATTGCCGATGCAGCTGCCATTCCAACTGCGAATGCCACCATACCAACTCCAGCTAACATTAATGCCGGTCCTAATGCCAACATACCTAATATTGCCTCAGGTGTAAGTGCTGAAAACATTGTAACAAACCCATCAGCTACTGCTGCGATGATTGGTGGAATTGCCCCCAATACACCGATGATTATATTTCCAAATGCCTCAATTGCGGGTGTTACAATCAATAATGCAACTGCGAACGGAATCATTGCTAACCCCAATGCTGCGATTAATCCGATTCCGATTATCGCAAGTGGTGCTGTTGCTCCAAATGCGGCTAATCCAACTCCTAACGCAGAAAGACCAGCTCCTCCAGCTGCTCCTAATAAAGCAACCCCAGCTAAGAATATTAACGATGGTATTGCTATTAGTGCTGCTACTCCAAATGCAGCAAGTGCAAGAGAACCCACAAAGGTTGAACTCATCATTTGAAGTCCGATACCTAACTCTAAAAAGTTAGACCCTAATGTTTTTAATTTTACCTTACCCATAAACAGTAAGAATGGAATTGCCAACGTAGCAACTGCGAGTGCTGGTCCAGCAACTGCCATTGCGAGTGACCCCATAAATGTTGAACTCATTGAGTTTAATCCCGCTGCTAATCCTTCAAAGTTGGATTGAATTTCTTTTAGTTTTACCTTACCCATAAATAATAGAAATGGTATTGAAGGTAATGCTATTATGAATGCAGGTCCTGCTAATGCAACTGCCCCAATTCCAGCAAATACCTTACCATCACCCATTGCCTTTAATCCTTCTGCTAAAGACTTTAATCCGCCTCCACTTTCGGTACTACCTACCTCATCTGCTCCTGGCACTTCAGTTTCAATTGAACCACCATCACCAGATTTCTTCTTAAATGGATTTAAATTACCGATTCCAGTACCTTTACCTTGCATCAGATTCATTACTACCATTTTAGCGGCCATTTTAGCCATCTCAATTGCGGTATCGGCTGCTAATGATAACCCCTGCTTACCTATCCCAATCATAGCTGTCATAAATCCAGCTTGCTCTCCGTATGATGCGGTCATTTCATCAGCAATCTTCTTCTTCTCCATCATAGTAGTTAACTCATCAGTACTCATACCATATGCAGCTGCGGATGCATCCTTTTCCTTCATAGTCATTTGAGCGTATTCAGCCATACCACCAACACCCTTGAGGATTTCAGCACTTATCCTTTTACGAGCATCTGCTCTATCTTCATCAGTTCGTGCACTCTGTAATGCAAGTGATGCACTTCTAACTGCGTTTACATTCATATCCCTACCCAGCATCACTCTGGCTTTAGCTTGAGCCTTCATACTACCTTCGATATCTAACATATTATTAGATATAGATTCAATCTGCTTTAGATTTGTACCTTGTTTAATTAATTGTGCATTGGATTTGATGATGGTTTCTAATTGTTGCTTCGATTTACCAACTAATTGGCTCATCTGGCCATCCATACCCTCCATAGCCTTTTTGGCTGATATCCCCTCTTTGGATGCTATATCTGAAATTATACCTTTGACTTCAGTAGCCTCAACTCCAGCTGATTTAAATACCGATGCTAAATCGGTTGCTTCCGCTGCATCTAAGCCTAATGATGAAAGTTGAGTTACACCTTCAATTAAATCAGAAGTTGCCATTGAAGCACTTCCGTACTTCTCAGCGATTGCTTTACCTGATGCTTCTACTGCTTCTGAGCCATAAAGTAACCCAGTCATACTAAATCGAGCGGATTCTATATTACCTTGAAGTTGCATTGCTGCGAACCCTGATAATCCTAAATCTTTTACGCTACTCTGAATACTATCTCCCATACGGGATGCGTTTTCACCGATATTTTCAAATGCCTTATTCATAGCTAATGCTTTGAATGTACCATTTAATACAGCATCTTCAATATCACTGGTAATTCCGAGTATATTCTTCAATCCCGCATTACGCTCATCTAAATATGATTGTTGAATATCTTCAGCTTTTGCTAACTCAACCGATTGTTCGAGATACCCTTTAGTTAGGTTTAATTTAAGAAGTAATTCCTTATTTACCTCTTTACCTGAAACAACTTGCTCCATTAGTAATGTACCAATAGCAGTATCAACATCTTCTAATTTTTCAGATACAGATTTCTGCTCCATCAGAGATGTAGTTAGACTGTTTCTTAAAGTTAACGCATCTTTAGTTAGTATTTTATAAGTTTTTAACCCCTTTAGGAGTTCTTGGCTTATATCATACTCAGATTGGAGTGCCTCTTTTCGGTTTTTTAAATCATCAGCCATAAATTAACCTTTAGTAAATTTTAACACCAAGCTTTCTAGCTCTTTGAATAGCATTATGTAAATCTCTTAATCGTTGTTTCTCTTTATCATTCGGGGCTGATTTTATTGTATCTTCAATATCTTGTTTGATATCAGTTACCTTTTTATCCAAAGCCTTACGCTTTTTATTGAATAAATCAAAAATACCCTCACTAAGGCCTACTTTTGTAAATAATTCTTTAAGTTGTGATTGTTTAATTTTTGCCATAATATTCCATTTAGTGATAGCGTTACTAATAATAACACTATTAGTAAGTTACATATGTATAAATATGGAAATACCCAACATTTCGTTGGGTATCTCGCTATCTTTTTGAATTAGCCTTTTTATTAGCCTTATCATGTTGCTTCTGCTCTTCGTTTTTGAACTCTATAATTTTACTAATGTAGAATTTTCTAGACCAAATTGGAAGGTTATATACATCTGTAAATGTAAATCCACCATTCCCATGATAGATTAAATCAAATATCTGGGAATGTAATATTTTTCGGTAGTTAGGACTTAGGCCAAAAAAACCCCACGTCCATGGGCAGTAGCATATCTCTCCTTTCCCCGGTTTCTTCAGATGTAAATTCATAATTTAAGTCGATGTCTGGAACAACTGAATTCATTTGCCCTCTGAGAGCCTTTGAATCTACAGCAAATAATTCGTTGTCTACAAAATGAGTAATAGCTTCTTGCTCATACTCACCATCTATTGATAATATCATATTCTTAAGTCTGATAGTTAAATCTTTAGAGGTTAAATCTCTATTCTTTCTACCTTTCTTATTAGCAGCCTCAATTTGGTGCTTAACTTTACGTTCTTTTGATTCAGTCATCGCCTGATAAGTAACGGTTCTCTTTGAAGTTGGTAGAGTGAATGTGTATTCATTCTTATGTAGTTCTACTTGAGCTGAACCATCATACTCTTTGTTTTCAAATTGAGTTAAGTCAATTGTTTCACTCTGCTTAATACCCGGTGATGATGGGTCATCAATCTCCACTGCGTAATCCTTTCCATACCCTAAAACACGTGCAGCAATCATAATTGCGTTCTTATCACCTGTTACTAAATCAGTATATTTAACTGCAACACCCTCACCATTACTAATGATTAGTGCTTGAAACAATCTATCCAATACACTACCATCTTTTAAGAATGATTGGGTGGTAAGAATGTCCTCCTCCTTAGCTGTCATATACTTCATCTCAATTTTACCAGTAGAAAGTGAATTATCTTTTGGATAAATCAAACCTTTTGATGGTAAATCAATTACTTCCGTTGGGAATTTGTAATCGGAGACCTGTTTCTGCTCATATTGCTGTTTAGCGAGCTCAACCATATCCGCATTGGATACGTTTGGAGTGTAGTCGTCTTGTAATTTCTCTTTACTCATAACTTCTCATTTTTGTTTTAATTAAAACTCTTATTAGGTTTACCTATATATAAATATGAAAATAATATTATTAAAAACAAAAAACCCCAACATTTCTGTTGAGGTTTATGAATTCAATTTAAAAATTCAATATTTTGAATTAGTATTGTAATATTGCGTAATCGTAAGATAATGTTAAATCAACTGTTGCGATTTCTTCGCCAGTATAATCCATATCTGAGAATTTAGCTGAAACGATAAATGCACCTTTAAGTGTCCATTCTTCTACTTTATCACCAACAGGACCCAAACTATTGAATGTGATATCTTTTTTATAGAAATCCGAATATCCATCTCTTCCAGTTACAGATTCATGGTGTAGTCTTACCCACTCCATTGCTGCTTGTGCTGCCGAAGGAACTACCGGGTCGTATAATGAAATTGTTAATTCACTCCACTCACTTCTACCTTTAACGTATCTTTTTACGTTAATATGGTCGATAGTTACTTTACCGTTTGTTATCTCAGGTCTACCTGATGCTTTTACTAAGTATGAAGGAATCCCCTCAATATACATAATAAACCTGTTCGACATCTTCGGCTCGAATGATGTGAACATTACTTCTGTTGGGTCTAATAATTGTGCCATTTAATTTTCTCCGTTGGTTTTCAACTTATTTCTTTATTATAAATATGTTCTTTCTGAAAAAGAAGTTGCTCCCCACCGAAATGGGGAACATTTTCTTAATTTATTTATTCTGGGAATGCTGCCCCAGTAGGTAATACATTAAAGTCAAGAACTATAAACTCTGCTGTTTTTGCAGGTTGTAAGAATATCTCACCTACCATAATGTTTCTATCGATTACATCAGGAGTGTTGTTGGTTTCATCCATTACAACTCTAAATGCGTATAACCCTTGTCTTTGTTGGATTGATTCCAAATAAGGATTTACGATTGATAAGAAACGGTTTCTAGTCGCTGCTGTGTTATTTTCAAACACTAAGTAACGAGTCGAAGATGCGATAAACTTCTTAACTGCGATTAATAATCTTCTTACATTAATTCTATCTAATGCTGATGGTTTAGCCTGTAATGTTTTTTGTCCGAAAACTGTAACACCTTGTCCAGGGAATGTAGCGATTGGATTTACTCTACCTTCGTAAAGTGCATCTCTCTCTAATCTAGTCAATCTAGTCTTAGCTTCGATAACATTTGTTAACCCACCACGATTTAAACCGGCTGGTGCGAACCATTCTGCTGCTACTGAATCATTGAATGCGATAACACCCGGCAGTACTACAGATGGCGGAACCCATACTGGTTTGTTTTTATCTGAATTTAATATCTTAACCCAAGGGTGATAAGATGCTACATAGTTTGAATCAAATGGTTGAATAGCGTTTACTACTGTAGATATTGAATCTCCAAAAGCACCTGCATCCATTATAAAGAAACAATCTTGTCTATCTTCACACATATCTTTAGCGAATGTAGTAACAGATGAATGTAATCTATGAATTAAACCTGGAACTACTACCATATTGATATCAAATTCATCAGGATTAGATACTGCTTTAATAGCTTTTCTAAATGCTACCGTACCAGTTGCTGTATTTGATGAACAATCATACCCTTGTGTGTTTCCACTAACGATATCTTTTCCTAAAGAAACGATTCTGTTTGGTTTATACCCATCAAAACCACCCTGAAATGGTACAATGAACTTACGAGAATTAATCGAAGTCTTTGAACTATCTAAAGATATTGCTGATGTGTTTGCTGCTGTTGATGTTGGGTAATTTGCCCCAGCGTCCTGATTGTAATCACCTAAGTAAAATGCCGTACCAACAACAGATGTTGCTGTTTTTGGAAATGGTGATAAGAATGATTTATTATCAGTAGTTGTCATATCGTAGTTAAATCCGTAGAATTTTCTAGCGTTATATGAACTATTAATTTGTTGGTTTGCTACATAAGTAGGTGCTGGTATTGAACTCAATGCACTTCCATAAGGATTCTGTAATGCTGCGAATCCGAAAGGTACGATAGATGGGTCAATTGCTCCGTTGTTAACAGCGTTTGATACTGTAACTCTAATGTTTGCTGATGCGTTGTTATAATCACCGTTTGTTGATAACTTTCCGTTAGCATCTACAGTAATATATTTATCACCAATTACTCTAACTATATAGTTTGGAGAATTTGGGTCTAAATTAACACCCTGAAATTGTTCAACTAAGTTTGGTCTGATATCAGAATCAACTATACCTACGAATGGTGAACCATTTATTTTATCCTGGTCAACTCTTCTTAAAAGTAATGTAAATGAACCGTATTCAGAACCTGGAACCGTTCCAGCTGCTTTAATATCTTGTACACCCACTTTGAACTCATAGTTCGTAGCGTTACCATGTGATAATGTATGTATCTTAAATAAGTTAGTAGTTTTACCACCAACTTTTTGAGATGTAATCCACGGTGTAGATGCTTCTGTATAAGCTTTTCCATAATCAATTACTGCTGCTGTTACGGCAGTTACAACTGGTACTTCACCGGTTGCGAATGATGCTGATTGGAATGTTTTGAAATTTGTTTGAACAAATGCATCTTCTGACCCTTTAGGTGAGAATCCAAATGTTCTAGTAAAGTAATTTAAATCTGTTGGATTAAGAGATGCAGTAAATACTGCTTCTGTTGCCTCTGAACCTACAGTTGTTAACTTAAATGATTCAGCGGGAACATCAGATGCTCCATCAAAATCAATTACAGTTGAACCATTAAATACATCTACGTCTGATAAGATGTTTGTAGTTGGGTGTAATACCGCTGCTACATACTCACCTAATGATGATGATATTTTTAATGCGATTGGGTTGTCAAGTGTGTACCCATCTTGTCCTAACACTCTAACGATTGTTGCCGTACCTGCATCTTCCAAATAAGCTTGTGCAGTATAAGGTAGGTATGAATCTTCTGTCAAACCTCCGAACACTTGCTGAAACTCTTGGTATGATTGTACTGTTGTTGGTACAAAGGCTGGGCCTTTAACTGTTGCTCCTATTAGAGCTGCACCAATTTCACCAATCCCTTGAGGTAGAAACGACAAGTCCTTTTCTCTCGTAAAAACACCGGGACTTACTATTCTTTCTGCCATTTTATTCTCCTATTAATTTTCTTGATTGTGTATATCTATAAATACATTAAAAAATACAAAACGATTGTATTTATTGTTTGGGAGTAAAAATTCCACTTTGGGTATCAAATTCACCCTCACCGTACTTCAATTTTAACTCGTTAGCCAACGTTACTTCGCTTTCTCTTAATTCTATGTATTTTGCTTTTAATGTGTCTTTATATTCTTGCAGCTGAGTACTCTGATTTTCTAAGATGATTACTTCGATTTCGATTTCTCCCAATCTAGCAGTTAAATCTCCAAATTCAGATTTAAACTCTTCAACTTTTTTGATTTCATCATCGGTAAATTTAATACCACTTGATTCTTTTGTTACATTTGCATTTGCCATAACTTAATTTGTTTTATTTTGTTGTTATATTCTTATATATAAATATAGAAAATATTTCGAAAAAGTTAGTTTTACAATGAATCATTTATATTCCATACAACTTTAGATGTACCAAATGCCTTTTGTGCATTTACTACATGCCCTTTATGTTCAGGAACTAAGTATGCTTTAGTAGTAAGAGTCATATTACTTCTTACAATTCTCTCTTCACCAATACCATTGGTTGTTTCGAATGAGTAAGATTCACCTTTGATTTGGAATTTGTAGCGTTCTCCAAAAGAACCACCATTGAAATAGATTATTTGCTCAACTACTTTGTTCAAATCTTCCATATAATCACACCATACAATAACATCGTATGATATGTTAACATAATCAGGTGTATCTACTATATGATATTCATTAAAGTCACGTTCTCCTACTAACTGAGAGAATGCATCGTATCTATTACCTTTAGTATAAGTCTTAGTAAACGTTCTTGATGTAGATTCATCAGTTAGTACTTTTAATTTAGAGTATTCTGTGTTAATATCCACCGAATTTCGTTTGAATGTAATTAATGGAGCAAGTATCTTACCATTACCATCTCTCATATAACCATCACGTTGTGCTGATGACCAATTTTCGGGTGTTGAGTACATTACTGGTACAATAAGGAACTTCCCATTCTCTGTAATGGTTGGTTTTACATCATTTTCTAAGAATGATTTAAATGCTAAGTCGATATCATAGATACCAACCATTGGAGCATTAACATCATCACCTTTACGGGATATTTGTTTCGCTTTGTTTAGCATAATGTCATCTGAAAATGAACTTTCCGTTCGTTTCAAATCCACCTTATCATCTCTATTGATTCTATACTTATGTGCCATATTATATCCCTATAGGTAAATCATTATTACTATTATCATTACCCACTCTATAATCATCTCTTAGATTTAGTTGTGATTTTTTAACAACATGAGCTTCTAACTTAATTGATAGGTTATACCCTTGCGTATCACCACCATCCCAATTATCAGGATTCTTTCCTGCTATAAATTGATTTGAAAGGACGATATCCACCATATGCTGCTCATCATTCCACTCAATTACATCACCTACTTGTGGGAATAGGTTTTTATCTACCAATGTGTCTCTTAAAAAGTAGAATTTCACCTGTCTGTTGTAATCAGAACCGAAATCATCAAATACTTGCGATGCATCATCACGTTCTATGATTCCAGACACTTTTACAGGGTTAAAATATGATTTATTCTTACCTTCACCATATAGGTTGTTCTTAGTATCATCTAAGATGACCTTATAGTAATATACTTCTGTATCGATGATATCATTTATTAGTTCCTTATTAACAGTTCTAAATAAACTAGCATCTCTATTTCCACCAAATAATGCCATATTGTTAACCTATATATATTGCCCTAGGAATTCTACTAAGAGTTGATTCCATAAATTCCGATTCGTCCTTCTGTGCTTCTAATAACGATTTACGAGAAGTTGCTTCTAAGTTTTCTCTTAATTCCGATATTAGTATTTCTTTCTCAGTCGATGCTTCATTTCTTAAATCAGCTCCATCTAAAGTAATCTCTGAATTTGGAATTGGTACTGATGAGAATTTAGCTCTAACCGCCCCTAACATCTCTTTTGATAATGCTAATGCGTATTTCTGAATCCACCTCTTCCCAACATGGTTTACTAATCTGTATGTGATTCTATCATATGGTACATTTGAATAATCAGAAACGGATGATGTTGATATTACAGCGTTACTTCTATCAGAATCCAATATATAATGAAAATGTACTGTATATGCTGATGTTGGTCTTGGAAATATTCTAATTCTATTATTTTGTATATCAAATCCATATTGTGATTTACGCATCATTGCGTTGAATTCAATTGCCTGTGTTCTAAGTAAATCCTCAAATACAGGCTGCATCATAAATTCCATACCAGCAGCACTACTCCCCCAACCAAACGAATCTAATGTATTTCCAACATTACCGGCTTGCGATGGGTTAAATGAATTTACCATTGATGGTGGTGAATTGTGCAACATCTTCTTAATTTCAAACGAATCTTTTCCAGCGTTTCCACTTTCTAATGAAGTTACATTTGAATCGGTTAAATCATATACTTGTTGATTGGCTACTAATTCAAATGAGCCGGTATAGTATGTTAACCTACCACCACTACCTACTTCAGAGCCATAATCCTTTGCAAGGGAAACCAACCCACCCATATTTCCATCAAGTTGTGTTTGTGATAGATTTGAGCTAGTCGAAGCACCCTTTAAGTTTAAAAGATTCTCTCTGATGTTAAATTGATTTACTTGTGTTGAATATTCAGTAACTGCTTCCTCAAAACATGCATAGAAATTAATATCTTGTAATTCGATATCAACTATTGGATACCCTACCCTCTTGGCACACCAAGATGCCACCTTATCTACATCGTTTATAAAATCAACATCGGTATCATAATGTCCAAATGGTGTTTCTCCAGCTGTAAATGATGATGACCCGGGCCATATCGGTATTTGTACTGCCATTTCTTTCTCCTTATCGTTATCTATAAATATAGAGTTTATATATTATCGGTTTTTATTCTTTTAAATTGATAGTGTAGTTACAACTTTAACGGCATTACTGTCATTAATATACCTTTTTCAAATGAGAGTACGAGCATATTTCGACCGGAAGTGACCGTAACATCTCCATCGTAACCTTTAGGACCACTTCCAGCAGGACCCGTTGCTCCCCTAGGACCAGTTGCACCGGTTGAACCCGTTGCTCCCCTTGCACCGGCTGACCCATTTGAACCAGCATTTCCTTTTGCTCCAACAGAACCAGTCGAACCTTTTGGTCCGGCTACTGTACTTGCATTACCCTGTGCTCCTCTAGGGCCCGTTCCTCCTCTAGGACCAGTTGCACCGGCTGACCCAGTCGAACCTTTTGGTCCGGCTACTGTACTTGCAGAGCCGGTTGCTCCCCTTGCTCCAGTCGAACCTGTATCTCCAGTCGAACCCTTTGGACCAACCCCACCAACAGACCCAGTCGAACCTTTTGGTCCGGCTACTGAACTTGCTAATCCTGTCAATCCCCTTGCTCCAGTCGAACCGGTTGACCCGGTTGAACCTTTTGGACCAACTCCACCAACAGACCCAGTCGAACCTTTTGGTCCGGCTACTGTACTTGCAGAGCCGGTTGCTCCTCTTGCTCCAGTCGAACCGGTTGACCCGGTTGAACCTTTTGGACCAACTCCACCAACAGACCCAGTCGAACCTTTTGGTCCGGCTACTGTACTTGCAGAGCCGGTTGCTCCTCTTGCTCCAGTCGAACCATTTGTTCCGGCGTTTCCCTTTGCCCCAACAGAACCAGTCGAACCTTTTGGGCCAACTCCACCAACAGACCCAGTCGAACCGGTTGAACCTTTAGGTCCAATTAATTGATTCTTAACTGCGGTTGGCAATGTACCTACATTAGATAAAGTTGTTGTAGCAAAGTATGATGCATCTCGCCCATCTACCTTCGTTGCATTAACATTAGATATACCTGAACCGTTTCCTGTAATTACACCATTAGTCCATATACCAGTCCCAATTGCAGTTTGTGTCTTACCATTTTCCATAAATAAAGCCTGATGGCTTAATCCTGATTTAGATTCCCCACCTACATTTGTATGTGTCCATGCTATACCATATAAATTTGAAGGAGTTTGCCCATCCGCTGGTAATCTGTATGATGTACCCATTGAGAATACACCTTGATATCTAGACGCACTATACTTACCAACAATACCATGCCCATAGTTACTACCAAATATCATATCACCGTTTTTACTATCCTCAGTATCACTTCTTAAAAATTGACTACTATCAATACCATCTAATTTATTAGAATCAGATGCTTTACCTGTTAATGGTAAATATGAATGTGTATGTGCGTTCTTAGTTGAACCCTGATTTAAGATATATGGTGCTAAATTTGCTGGCGTATAATACCTAAGATATGTATCTTGTGAACAGTATATTCTCACCGGCGTTCCCGATGCTGTTCCTGATGTAGTATTAATCCAACCGAAATCAGCGTAACCACTACTATTTGTTCTTACTATTCTATTAGCAACATTATTTCTACCTGTATGTAAATCTAACCCATCAAGTGTTCCGGCATTGTATGAAGTTGAACCAGTCGAACCTTTTGGTCCGGCTACTGTACTTGCAGAGCCGGTTGCCCCTCTTGCCCCAGTAGCACCAACAGACCCAGTCGAGCCTTTTGGCCCAGTAGCCCCAGTCGAACCTTTTGGCCCGGCTACTGTACTTGCAGAACCCGAAACTCCCCTTGCACCTGCAACTGTACTTGCGGCTCCAGTAGCACCTCTTCCACCAGCAGGTCCAGTATCTCCTTTATCACCTTTATCACCTTTAGGTCCTTGAGGACCAGTCGAACCCGAAGACCCAGTCGAACCCTTTGGTCCGGCTACTGTACTTGCTAATCCTGTCAATCCCCTTGCTCCAGTCGAACCTTTATCTCCAGTCGAACCCTTTGGACCAACTCCACCAACAGACCCAGTCGAACCCTTTGGTCCGGCTACTGTACTTGCTAATCCTGTCAATCCCCTTGCTCCAGTCGAACCTTTATCTCCAGTCGAACCCTTTGGACCAACTCCACCAACAGACCCAGTCGAACCTTTTGGTCCGGCTACTGAACTTGCTAATCCTGTCAATCCCCTTGCTCCAGTCGAACCTGTATCTCCAGTCGAACCCTTTGGACCAACTCCACCAACAGACCCAGTCGAACCTTTTGGTCCGGCTACTGAACTTGCATTACCCTGTGCTCCTCTAGGACCAGTTCCTCCCCTTGCTCCAGTCGAACCTGTATCTCCAGTCGAACCCTTTGGTCCGGCTACTGTACTAATTGCGCCTGTGATACCCCTATCACCAGCAGGTCCGGTTGGACCGGTAGCCCCAATCGTTC